ATGGCTGAGATCCGCGCTCCGAAGCCGCTGAAGGCGTACACGGTCCTTGAGCATGACGAGCGCACCGGAGCGATCTATTTCGCGCGCCATGCGATCGTCGCCCGAAAGGCGGGAGCGGCGGAGTATGGCGACGGCGAGTTGTCCTACGTCACCTGCAATCGCGCCCCGTGGGCGGATCGCTTCGCTGATACTGGCGCGGTTCCCGCCGCTGTCATGGTTGAGCATGGCTAGCACTTCGAGTGCGTCCACTGCGGGAGCCGGATCGACGAGGATTTGCGCGACCGCTGGCGCGAGCGGCGTCACGACAGCTTTGCGGACATGCTCCGGGAGGCCCGCCGCTGGCGTCGGTGGAAACCGACTATGGTCGTGGGAAGTCAGCACACGCGGGTGTTCTGCGATGCGATCTGCGAGGCCGCTTGGGGCGTTGAACAGGCGGAAATCCGCAGGATTGGGGATCGCACGGTCGAGCGGTTCAAAGCCATCGTGCTCCGCCGCTTCCCAGACGCTGACATCGTCGAGGACGATGACCGCTGGCAGCGGCCTCATGTCTACGTCACGCGAAACAGGATGGGCCGCCTGGCTCCCCGGCAGGTCGTCGTTGCGTTCCGCTTCCCAGGCATGGCGTACGGCCCGGCATCGCTGCGCTGGGACCATCGATCAACCTACCGAGGCGGCAAGCCGGAATGGAGTTGCTGCAACGGCGACAAGGAGGCCTTTGAGGCTTGGGCGGCTGCGTCGAAGCCCGTGCCTTCCATCCCGTTCGCAATGGAGAGGGAATGAAAAAGCGGGCCTGTTTTTAAGCTATTCTTCCATGTTCCCAAGGCCGGGCGCTACGCGCATATGGCGCGGCCCATCTACCGAATTCCTAGAAGGCTCGCCAAGCTCAGGGCAGCTTCGTCATCCTCTACACGTGCGATAACGCGATTGTCGTCATCGCAAGACTCGAACAGAAAATAGCCTGCCCAATCGACGGGAGGCGGATCAAGGGTTTGTGCCCGCCGCGACGTCATTGGAGCTAAGGTCAGGCACTTGCCGGTGGTGGACATGCCACTAAAGTAGAGCGCCGCCATTTCAGGATACCGTATGCCCGAGATCAAGAAGACACACTCTTTGCGCGTCGACCCGGGCATGTCCATCAGGATGCTCGCGGATTATATGACGGCGTCCGAACAGGCGAAGCGAACCCTGCTCACCAGAGCCAAATATGTCCCAATTGCTCCGACCATCCAGCACGACGCCGCCCGTGAATCAATCACCACCCATCTGTCAAGCGGCGCAGGCGCAACCGACGATATCAAGCAGCGGATTGAAATCCTGAAGAGTGGATTGCAAGGAAGCCAGTTTGAGATCGACAAGGCGGAAAACAACGCCGACTATCTGGAGCGCTACTTGGAAACGCTTCCACCGATCCCAGCGAAGGCGCATGAGGTGCTGATTGGCAACCGCATGCCACCGCTCCATGTCGAGGGCTTTGCAATCCGGTGCGCACCGGATTTGGTTTTCAAGCGTGTCAACCAACGGAACGTGGCAAAGATGGGAATGGGCTTTCTCCGCTATTCAAAGGGGAAGGCACTTCCGCCGGAGACAGCATGTTGGCAGGGCGCAATAGCCGTAGGTTACCTCACAACCAAGCTTCAACAGGGGTTGGCTGAAATAGATCCCGACCGCGACTTGACCGCAGTGATCGACGTGTGGGCTGGGCAGTGTTACACTGCACCGAGTAACTCAGTGTATCGTTTCAAGGAGGTCAAGGCTGCTTGCGCAGGGATCGCTCAGCGCTGGAAGCAGATACCTCCACCGCCAAATGCCGTCTTTTAACGTTACCTTGCCGGTCGACGCTTAGCACCTTCAAGGAATTAGGCCCAATCCGCGGATTGGAAATCTGCCAACTTGCATCTGTCCGACTTTTAGCAGGTCTGCGTTTGCGACTATGGAGGCACCATCCTCGGCAACGATCAGTGTTCGGTCAGCATCCCCCATGATCGCAACCCCCACGATAAGCGGACGTCCCTTGACATGGTAGGCGCTACAGCCGGAAGCGCAGCCGGCGGACACCCTGCGCACAACCGTGTAATAGTCTAGAAGGCCTTGCGCGCCGCCAGTTCCAATGCCGAAAGTCAGCGCTGAAACAGCGCAGGCTAGAAGAAAGTAAAACCTCGACACGCCCGTTGCTCCCGTTTTTGCAAGGTGGTGACGAGTAGAGTGCCTCCTTTGAGCCCACCTGCGTCGCAGCAATGTTATCACAAGCATAGGTATAGCAAGTAAGCAGACTGTATAAACAATCACTAGGTATCCGCGCGCAAGCGTGTCTTGTAGGCTGTCTTTAATTAAACCCTCTGGCACTCCGAAAGCTCGCAGTAGTAAAAGCTTGTAGACAAAGCCGGCCGAATATAATGCGCCCGACAGGGCTCCGAGCACTGGTGCTATCACGCCTGCCAGCGGGCCCCATATGCCGCGATCACGTATGGCGGGGGGTTTTGGCGGTACTTGTGAATGGGGCTGAGGTGCGAGCGTCATAAGCTCTCATATGTCGCCGAAATGCAGAAATGAACAAGTGATTCAGCCTGCTTGCTGACCCGTTTTCATCTGATAGTCTAGGTCATGATGTTTACTCCGGAGCAGGAGCGATGGGCCGAGGCTTTGGCGATCTACCGGATGCATGGCGACCGGGCGGCTGTATGGATCGCCGCGCGCGTGGCGAGTTTGGCCCTCGCGGGGGACAGTGCGGGCGTGGAGCGCTTTCGCCAGATCGCGGCGAAACTGGATCAGCTGATCCGCCCGGGGTCGGTGCAATGATGTTGGCCGTGTGGAACGCAGTTGGTCGCGACGCCTTCTGGTTCGCTATATTGGCCCTGACAGGCACTGCGGCGCTGTTCGGGTTCGGTTGATGTGCAATCGCGCGCGACTATCCAGCGAACCCGAGACGCTGTTCACCCGCTTCAACGCCAGCTGGGCGCAAGACGTGGTGCGGCCGAATAGCGATCCCGTCGAGCTCTACCCGAAGAGTAAGGCCTATGTGGTGCGGGAGGAGCGCGGCCGGCGCACACTGGACGTGATGGCATGGGACGTGCTGGGCGGGCAGGCGCCCTGGCCGATGACCAACGTCCGCAACCTGACGCTGCCGCAGTGGAAGGCGCTCGCCGCAGACCCGGCGCAACGCTGCCTCGTGCCGCTCACCGAGTTCTGCGAATGGACGCCTGACAAGCACCAGGTGGGCGAGGGCAAGCCGATCAAGGGTGAGATGTGGTTCGCGGTCCCGGATCAGCCGATCTTCGCCGTCGCTGGTTTCTGGCAGATGACGGTGAAGGGGCAGGGGTTCACGATGGTCACCTGTGACCCGAACGAGCTCGTGGCACCGATCCACCCCAAAGCCATGATCACCATCTTGCACGAGGCGGATTGGGACAGGTGGCTGACGGGAACGCCGGATGACGTAATCGCTCTTCAGGAGCCGTTCCCGGCCGACAAGATGACCGTGCGTGGCCCCGTGTTCCCGACCCGGAGCAGCTGACAGCTAGAAGAACAAACGCGGAACATGGTACATCCGGGGCGACCCCGATTCGCACAGGACCTGCCATGGACATGGACCGCTACACACCAGCCAAGCCCGCGTTCGGAGCGTGGCTGATCGCACAAAAGGATAGGGGAGGGCTGCTCGGCCAGCTTGCGGCAGGTGCCGCTGCCGATCGCGGCTTTCCAAAGCACGGCGACCCTGACGCGGTCCGCAAGCGCCTGGTCGCGCTCCAGGCGGACGGCGACATGCACTCGGCGCTGGATGACGCCGAGGTCGACTGGCTGGCGTACTGAGCATGGCGCGGCCCAACGAACAGCGCGAGATCGAAGCGCACATGCTCGCACAAGAACTGATAGCCGACGTCGGCCACCTCGATGCCTTGGACTGGCTGGAGGATCTGCTCGCCGAGTGCGACGACCAGCACGAGGCCTTGTATCTCACCTACGTGATCAGCGCGGTAGAAGCCGCTTCCCATGGCCGACTGCACTGACGGCCGCTGCCGCATCTGCACCGCCAACGACGAAGACGGCTTGATCGAGCATATGGCAGAGCGGCTGTGGGAGGGAACGCGGGTGATGGACCTCCCGGCATGGGCGGAAGCCGGCGAGTTCTGGCAGGAGAAGTACCGCGACCATGCAGCGATCTTCATCCGCGCCGCGCGGGCCTAAGCCGTGGGTGCAAACACCCGGCTCGACAGCCTGTCGGACCTGATCAAGCACAAGGCCAACGTGAAGCTGATCTGCCCGTGTGGGCGGGTGCACATCTTCGACGCCGCGCGCCTCAACCGCTATGCGCTGCTGCGAAGCTGGAACACGCAGCTGGAGGCGCTGCGCTACCGGGTGAGGTGCGCGGAATGTCAGGGCAGGGGAGTGCGCCTGAAGGCTACACCGGAGCCGCCCACACCGGCCGATCCGTTCCCGCGTACCGAGGTGGAGTGGAAGCGGCTGCACCGTCGTTTGCGGGGGTGAACGGCGTCTTTTCGCCCCGCCCACTGACCGCGAGTGGGCGGGGATTGCTTCACTCGGCCGCGCAGCCCGGCCCCAGATGCAGCACTGCCTTCCCCTTCAGCAGGGGCGTCCCGACCGGCAGCTTCAGGTCGCACGCGTCGACGGTGATCGTCGGGATACCGCCCTCTGTCTGGAACAGTGGCGTGGGGTTGCCACTGCGGGCGATCAGCCGCGCGACGTGGAGGCGGATGGAGCCCTGCACCTGGACATGCGCGCACTCGCCGCGACCCGGCTGACAGGGGTCGATGCTGGTGATCATGCCCCAGTCGCTGTCGCCCCAGACCTTGAAGTTGCGCCGGTTCCCCTCGGCAGCCACGCGGTTCAGCGTCGTGCGGACGCTCTTGATGTCGTAGCCTGCATCCCGGTTCCACCCGCTATAGCCGTCCGTGATCGTGATATCGTGATAGCCCTTCTCCGTCGCGATCCCGTCGCCGTTGAAGATGCCGTCCGTCGACTGCATGCCGCGAATGTAGAACCGGCTGATCGTCCACGGCCCGCCATTGTCGTCCGCGTTCTTGCCCGCCAACCCGATCCCGGCCGGGACCTTCGACGATTGCGTGTTCGGCTTGGTCGCCTCGATCCGCACGTCGGTGATCGTGCCCGATGACGAACCGCGGAAGTAGAACCCGCCAGGCCCAGCATTCAGGCTGGTGACCCGGGCGATCGTCACGCGCGGGGTGGCGTCGCTGCCCTCGAAATTGCGCAGGATGAAGCTGGCACCGTCCGCCTGGATGTCGCGCAGGGTCAGGTCGGGGACCACACCACGCGGCCGGCTGATCGTGCCCAGCCCGGTAAAGCGCATGTTGGCGATGCCGCCACCCGCCGCCTTGAAGTTGCGGGTGGTGGTGAAGGTGCCGGGGTTCGCCAGCCGGGGAGCAGCCGGCGCGGCAGCCACGGCCAGCGCCTGCGGCTGTGGCGGGCACACACTCTTCGGCCCGACATAGACCAGCGTCGAACCGCATCGGGTCAGGACCGTGCCCCTGGCGACGCCGAGGGCCTTGGCCTGGCTGGTGACGGTCACCCGGCCATCGCCGCTCTTGTCAGGGAGCGGAGCGGCGACGGTGACGACCTGTCCGGCCGCTGGCACGGCGAGGCAGGTTAGGACGAGCGCGCAAAGAGCGCGGATTGCATGTTTCATCAGCGGCTACTCCTTACGGGACGACAATGGTGAAGGTGGTCGAACGTGGCGCATTGGCGGCGTTGTCGTTCGGCTCCGTCACGGTCACGCTGTAGGACGTGCCGCTCGCGCCCAGCGGGCCGGTGGAGCGCAGGTTGAAGCCGTCCATGGTGAACAGGCCACTGGCGTCCGTGGTCACCGTCATGTTGGGTGAGCCGGTGTAATTGTTGACCGTGCCTGCATAGGCTTGTCCCGCCACCAACGTCTGATTGGTGAGGGTCAGCGCCTTGAGCGCCACCTTCGCCGCGATCGTGCTCGCAGGACGGGCGTTGAAGTCTTCCATGGTGTTAGCGGAGCCGCTCGACGTGTTGGTCATCAAGCCCGTGCGCTTGGACGCGGGCAGCGCAGCGCCGCCGGTGCCCAGTGCCCCGTTGCCGTCGAACAGGCCCGAAACACCCATGGTGCAAACCAACGCCTGATCCTGAAAGACGCGCAGCACGCCCGCCGTGATGTCGGCGATGTAGCGCCGGTTGTTTGCCAGCCCGGTCCACAGACCGTCACCGCTCGGGGCGGCGTTGCCTGACACGCCTGCCCCCGTCACGCCAGTAGTTGCGATCGTGGCGAGGGTCGTCTCCGTTCCGCCAATACGCTGCCGAACGGCCATCGCTCCGGAGTTTTCCACAATTACGATGCTGTTGGCACTGTCTATGGCGCGCAGCAGCTTTTTGACGGTCGCGGATGCCGATGTGGCCCGCCAGCGGATTTGCATGTCCACGCTGTCGGCCTGTTGCGGCGCGAGATAGGCGACGTTTCCGTTCGATGTAGATGCATTTTTCAGAGCGTTGCCCGAGATGACCAGGCCGCCAGATGCTCCATCGCGCGTCCAGCCTGGATAGGCGTCAGCTAGGTCTGTGCCGTCGGCAATGCCGTTGAAGGTGTAGAGTGTGCCGTCAGCGATGTCGCTGATCGTCAGCGTCATCGGCTTCACCACAGCCGGCACGTTCGGATTGAAGTCGGTCATGACGACGTTCAGGCTGTAGACGTTGTCGCCATTGGCGTCTGCCGGTGCCTCGTAATCCGGCGTCGGGGTGAGTGCCAGCACACCATTGGTCGTGACGGTGAACAGGCCCGCGTCGTCGCCGGTCAACGACCACCGTACCGGCTTGGAAGCGGTCAGCTGTGTGGAGAACGCCTGCTCTTCCGGTGCTGTGAGCGTGGCCGAGCTGGTGAGCGTCGGCGCGGTCGTGTTGGTTTCGTCGTACATCAGCAGTGACGGATCGGTGACCTGACGCGCCTCGATGTCAGTGACGCGCACCTTCATGGTCTGACCGCCCGGCGACTTGCGCCACGACGGCAGACGAATCAGGAAAGACAGGGACGTAGACGATGCCTTGACCGGCATACCTTCGACCTCAACAGCGTAGGCCGCAGCCGGCCCCTGTCCCATGCGGGTGCTGGTAGGGTCGGTCACACCGGACCCGCCTTCATCGATCGCCATCAACGCCCAGCTGCTGTTCGCCCCGGTGGATAGAGTTGGCTGCGGCGTTCCATAACCGGCGTCGAATGCGTCGATCTCGAAACGCGCGCGACCGGCATACCAGTTGCCCACAGTAACAGCCGGCACCGCCACCGTGATGGTGACGGCTTCCTGAACGCCATCGGCCATCGCGGCCGGATCGACCGTGAACTCCAGCCAAGTCTTGCCGCCCTTAATGATGCTGGCGCTGGAAACGGTCGACGTGGTGCCGCTGCGGGCAGTGCTGAGTCCGGCAGGAGCCGTTGAACCGGCCGCGAAGCCGCTGCCTACGGCACCACCCGACGCGGTCAGCGTCGGATTGGTGAACAGGTTTCCAGCCGCTGTGCTATCTGGCACCTGCGTAGCCCAGCCCAGCGAGGCGAACAGCGCATCGTAGATGCCGCCGATCACCGCTGCACCGCGCGTAGACCAGTGCGTGCTGTCAGCGCGGACGTAAGCCGGAACGGGCACACGATCCGTGTTGGACCCGTTGGTTTGGGTCATCGTGATAGTCGGCGAGAGTTCCGGGAACGGGATACCCTGCTGCTGGCACCATGCCTTCATCGTCGCGTTGATGATCGGCACCTGACTGCGCGGTTGCGAGCCAGAAACCCACACGCCACCGACCTGCGTCGTCCCATCAGAGAGGTAGACGCCCCGCTCGATCAAGTCGCCGATGATGACCGCCTTGCCGGCGGCGATGAGGCGCTGAGCGATCTGCTGGTATAGGCCGACGTAGTTGGCAGCGGAGAACTGGGTGCCCAGGTCTTTGCCGGTAATATCGTTGTTGTTGAACTGCACGGAGTTGGACGACATCGGGATGATGACGACCTTTGCGTCGGAGGCGATCACCGCTGGCAGGCGACGCCACGTCGACCATGCTCCCTCGCCGTCATTGGCGAAGAGCATGCCACCCATGTTGTTCGAGTTCGCGTCTACACCGGTCGAATAGTACCAGCTGGTGTTGAAGCGCCGGCCGAGCGCCCATGCCCATGTGAGACCGCCGCTGGCGAGCGAGCGAACCTGACCACCCGCACCAACGCCGTTCTGCCGATCGCGAGACCCTCCCGCCACAGCCACCAAGTCAGTACCGTCCTTGGCGAGGGCTGCCAGGAGCGCTGCATTGCCGGAAGGCGTGGGGGTCGGTGTAGGTGTAGGTGTAGGTGTCGGGGTGGGGGTAGCTGCTGAAACCGTAGCCGAAGCCGAAGTTGCTACGACGTTGCCAGTTCCGGTGTTCTCCAGGACCAACGCGCCGGCCGCGCCGGGAACGATCGTTGTCCCCGTGCCGATCGCTGTTCCGTTCAGCAGCCAGCGGCGGCCCAAGATGGAGCCACCATTGTTCATCGCACCATCGATCCCAGTGAAGGTGGCATCGGCGCTTCCACTGCCGGGGCTAATAGAAGGGTTGGAGGTGAACGCCGGCACCGCGCCCGCAACGATCGTGACAGCATTGCTGCGCGGGCTGTAGGTTGCACCCGCCAGTGTCTCGGTCAGCGCGGCCGAGGTAGTGCCGGGCGAACCCAATCCGTTGTAGCTGTACGTGCGCGCCGCACTGTTCACCGTCAGCCCGGACAGACTGCTGGTGATGGTGGAGCCGGGCGTGGCGTTCAGGATCGTGCCCGATGACGCAACGCCCGCGACCAATGCCCCCGACAGGACGAGGTCGCTGAGCGCAGGGGTATAGGGCACAGATGCGCCGGCTCCACGACCGCTACGGGTCGGGATGTTGTAGGCCATAGATGATTTCTCCGGGTGGCGGGGTGGTCAGCGGGGCCAGGCGTCGACGGCGAGTTGCCGGCGAGCGTCACAGCGGGCGAGGTCGGCGCGGGCGGCGCGGATCGTCGCCTCCGCATCAGCAGAGGTGGCGGAGCCGTCGGGCTGACGCTCAGTGGGGGTCGGCAGGCACCTCTTCCTCGCTTCCGCCGGCACGGGCGGGATCGTCGGCAAAGAGACTGGCGTCGAGCGCATCGATGCCGCGCACCCGGTCAGCGCCAAGGCACACAGCCCGGCCAGCAGCAGTCTGGGCATATTCCCTCACGGTGTTGGTGGAGTGGAGGATGATCGGCTCGCGGGTGGCGAGGCGATCGGCATAGGTGGCGGTCGCCTGCGCCTGGCGCGTGGCGTAGCTTCCTTCCGCCTTAGCCAGCGCGGCGCGGCCGTTCGCGGCGTCCAGCTGGCGCGCGGATCGCTCGGCCAGCAGGTCAGCACGGTAGCCGGCCCGCAGCTGGTCGAGGCGGGCCGCCCAAAGGGCGAGCAGCAGAACCGGGATCGCAGGCCAGAAGCGGCGCAGCAGTGCAAGAGCCGCCGTCACTTGGGCCACTCCGGCAGATCGACCGTCTGCCCCGCCAGCGCGTGAGTGCAGTCCGACAGGAACTGGATGCGGCCTTCAGTGACGAAGGAATGGCAGACATCACAGGTGAAGTGGTACGGCTCTTTCCCCTGCTCCACACGCTCGCGATTGGCGTCGCACCAACAGCGCTTGCCCGCTTGACTGGGGATGTGGTGTCCGGTCCGGATCAGGACGGAGGGAGTGAAGGTCGGCTTGTCGGGATTACCGTTATAGCCCCACGACGCACCATGCCCTTCAGGGCCGACGCGGATCGGGTGGTTGCTCTGGCATCCGGGACACCAGAACGCGACCATGCCGGGCCCGTAATCGGCAAGGACCGCTGAAAGCAGCCGGGTCACGCCTCATTCCTCGACAGCGGCGCACCCGACGCCGCCAGCTGCACCGGCGCGCCGATCACCGCACGGCCGGTCGGCCAGCGCCGCGCAACGCACCGGTTCTTCGCGATCCACGTCAGGCTGACGCAATCGCCCTGATTACCGCCCAGAACCCGGTACGCGGTCGCGTTCTCGCCCGCATAGAAGCCGACATGCCCGCCGCCCGGCCGTTCGAACACCAGCACCGCGCCGGGCGCGAGCCTGTCGGCTGCGAGGTTCTGGCCCCACGTCGCCCAGCTCTTTGCCCGCACCGCGATCGGAGCGGGCGCAATGCCCACCTCGTCCATGCAGGTGGCGACGAACAGCCCGCACCACGGCACGCTGTCGGCATTGTAGACCATGCCCAGCACCTTGGTGCCGAGCCGCTTGGCCCACCCCATGATCGTAGGGCTGTTGGCGGGCCCGGCCGCTTCACGCGTGCCGAGCTTCGCCCGCGCAGCGATCAGCCACGCTGGTTCTTTCGCCATGGTTGTTCTCCTGTCAGGATTTGGGCGGGAAGATGTCGTTGAGCAGCTTGGCCGTGCTCTCGGCGTCCCCGGCTGGAACGGGCGGCCGTGCGGTCGGGCCGGCTTCCGGTGCGATTAAGCCGCCGGTCAGGCGCTCGATCTGGCGCTCCGCCAGCGCGAAGATGCCTTCGCCCAGCACACCCAGGCCGGCGCCGACCAGCAGCGCGTAGAGCGGGTCGGGGCTCTTCTCGATGATGACGCCGGCCGACACCGCCAGCGCCATGCCGCTGACCGGGATGTCGACGCTCCATCGGTGCATCTTGCGCAGCGACGCACCCGCCCCGATCCACCAGCGAGCGGCACCACAGCCGAACACGGCCGCCACCATGCTGCCAGCCTGGAACGGGCTGCCGAAGAACGTCCAGATCACCGGCTCGGCCGTTGCGAGGGTCGCGCCCGAGTTGCGTGCCGCTGCTGCCGCGACGGGGATGATCGCGGTCATGCTTGCCCCCAGACGCCAGATCATCGCAGCGACACCACGGCAATCGCGGCCAGCATGCTCGCTCCCGCCAGCCACATCATCCGCTGCACGATCGGCCACGTCTGCCACAGGTCGAGCGGGAAGGGCTGGCGGCGTAGCTGGCGAAGCATGCCGGGGAGCGACAGAACTGACACGAACAGCCCCGACAGGCCGCAGGTGACCGCCACCGGATCAACGAAGCGCTTGGCGGTCAGGAATGCAGCGGTCGCCTCCGGCTCGCGCGGGTCCCAGCCCCACAGCGTTACCGCCTCCGCGCCACAGCGGAGCGCGATGCCTGTGGCGAACAGCATGATCGACGCCCGCCACACCCAGGCAGGCGAAAGTCGTCGATCGGTCTTGCGATAGCGAAACCAGTCGGTGCCGAGCGTCACCACTACCATGAGGGCGATCAGGCACCCCGCCGTCATCGCGCCCAGGTTCAGAGCGACCAGCCATCCCTGACCATCGAACGAGGGCGGGGCGAGCGTCTTTGGCCCGCGGGCGACCGCCTGCGCGGCATAGCTGGCGTTGTTCACAGGCGCGCGCCCTCCCGCCCGGCCTCACGGCCGCGCGTGTTGATGATGGTCATGATGATGCTCCGATCAGATCGCGCCGAAGCGCAGTATCTCGATGCTGTCGTTGACGCGGGCAAAGGCTGCCTGAAGCGCGAAGGCGGTATCGGGAGATACGGCTGTGTCGAACATGTCGACGCCGCCGCGCGAGAAGATCAGGCGCGAACCTTGCCGGCGCCAGCGCTCGATCGTGGTTGGATCATAAGCTCCAACCAGCGAAAGATAGGCACCGCTGCTCAGTACGTAGCCGTTCGGGGCGGCCTGATACTCGATACACCAGTCCATGTTGCCATAGGGGGCTTGACCGGGGTTTGACGCCAGCCCGACCCGCAGCCGCGCGCTGATCTGGCCCAGACGATAGACCAGTTCGAAGTCCGACGCGTATTTCTCGGCGCTCCAAAACGCCGCGTCATAGTCCGAGCCGCCCGCGTTCTTGGTGAAGATGTTGTCCGGCCCCTCGATCACCTTCACCTGGTTGCGGGTCCAGATGGCGACGACCGGCTTGGCAGGGGCGGGCATCGGGGTGCCGTCGCGAACCTGCGCCAGTGTGCCGACCCGGTGGATACTGTTCGTGCCCAGATTGACGCGGCCGGTGAATGGCCTCTGCTCCCTTGCGTCCGAGTAGAAGGCGGGCAGGCCGTTGGCGAAGATCGGGGTGGTGGTAGGCGATTCCGGGAGAGCATTGCCGCGCACTTCAACCAGGTCGCCGGGTTGGTCGCAGCCGACGACGATCGACGGAGCCGCATCGGGTCCCGTCATCATGAAGTCGTTGTCGGCAATCTTGGTGGACGACGGAAATCCGACCAGGCCGCCGCAGATCACCGCACCGCGGCGCTTGTCGTCGTTAGAGGTGCTGGCATTGCCAATGACGGCGTTGGTCGAAACCTCTAGCCGGCCCATGGTGCCGTCCTGCGAGATGAACATCGACACCCCTTGGACGTCCGCTCGCTCGACTATCAGGTTGCCGAGTTCGGTGGGCTTGCCTGCGACAGTGGACACCTCGCGATTGGTCTGTGCGTCAGCAAAGACAGAATAGTCGGTGCTGCCGAGGGAACAGCTGGTCCTTGGCTCTGTAATCCGCAGCGTGCCGCGACATTCGTAGATCTGGAAGACCGTCTGCGAGTCGTAGAATCGCGGGCGTAGGAAGGTGATGTCCTGATTGTACAGGCGGAAGGGCGCCAGATAGGAGGCGTCCATGCCGACAGCGATGGGAAAGCCGTGGGTCACCACGTCCTCAATCTGCGCGCCCTCCATGCCCAGCACTCGCATGCCCATGTGCTTCGCCGAAGGCGCATTGCTGGGCAGGTCGGTGGTGTAGCTGAGGTCGCAATGCCGGACATAGGCGTCCTTCGCGCCAGAGACCGCAAGGACGATGCCGGGCAGTACCACACCAACATCCCCAACCCAAAACCGCCATGGACCGCGAGAACCAGCCGACCAATCCCCCGCCACCGGCGAGAAGAAAGCCACCAGGCCAAACGAACTCCGAACGCAGACAACCCCACGCACCGGCACAGCCCGCACCGCCCACCCCGTAGCGCACCACCGCAACGAACGAAGCAACAACCACGAAGGACGCCCGGCCCAGCTGATCGGCGAAAAGAAGCGGGCCCACAGATCCCACAGCACGAAGGCAGAGCCCGATCCATGAAGCAGCGCCGACGGCCGACAACAGCAGAGACAGGCCACCAACGACCCCCCCCCAAACCCCCCAAGGCCCGGCCCAGGAAAGAGAATGCACAACCACCCAGCGCAGAAACACTCACCACCGACCAAGCAAAGCCCCGAACCCGGCAACCAAAGGGGCGAAGAACCCCCGATCAACAGGAGCACACATCACACCACCCCCAGCGCAACCGGCCCCGCGACGACCAGGCCAGTCCAAGCAGACTCAAACACAAAATCCGGAACCACCAGGTACCAGCACCCACGCAACGCCAGCGAACCATCCATACCGAGCAAGCGCAACACGAGCCCACCACCCGCCACACCCGACAAAAAAGCGACCACACCAAGACACCAAAAACCGCCGCCCCCCGGCGCCAAGAGAAAGCCCAGCCAGCCAAACGGCGGGCCACCCCCCACACAGCGCAGTAACGACATAGCCACAGCCTCCAGAAACAGACGAGCGGCAAAAGGAACCCACAACACGGCGACCCCAAACACCGCAACCCCCGCGCCCGCCAAGCCGGCGCCCACGCACCCCGACCGCCAGAAAACACGCCACGCGCCCCGACCAGAAACCGCGCTGAACGGACACACCGACGCCGAGCCAGCCCCACCCGACAAGCCACACCAAGACCCGCAGCACCCCCACAAAAGCGACGCCAGCGCCCCCAAAACACCGAAAAGGACCCTCAAGCCAGCAGCGCCCATCGGCACCCGCAGCAACGACGCCACGCCGGACCCGCAAACGGCCGAACCACAGCCCGCCGGCAGAAACACCACCCGCGACACACTAGAAAGCCCGCGGCCCAACACCACGAACGGACCCCACAGCACCCGCATCAAGGAAACCCCAATCGCACACCACAGCGGACGCCGACCCCACAACCCCACCGTGGCCGGAAACGCCGCCAAGCTCGTCACCGCCACCCGAAACAACAAGGACCACGTGGACACCCCCCAGACCACCAACCCACCCACGAACCGAAACACAGCCCCAGACGCCGTCGACAAACGCGCAAAACACAGCAGCCACCCCCCGCACGGGCCACCCGCCAGCCAGACCCAGCAACGCACCACCTTCCCCGCCAGAGCCAGCACGACCAAGCAGATCGACAAGCCAACCGCCAAGGGCAACCAACAGGCCACCGACAACCGCCCGGCCGGAGCCACCGATATATCCCAAAAACGCGGCAGGAAGAAGCGAAGCCGGCACAGCGGCGGCCGCCCCCGCCAGGCGGCCGACCACAGCCCCCACCCCGGGCCAAGCCACCCAGCGCTGCAACGGCCACACCGCCCACGAAGCGCCCAACACGCCAAGAAAAAGAGACAAACGCGCCGGCGTAGCGCACACCCCAAGCCAAAAGGACCGCAACAACCCCAAGACCGGCAGCCTCGCAATACACGAAAGACAGAGCCAAAGCCACAACCCCGCGCACACACCCGCCATCAACGTCGACACCACGGCCACGGCACACGCGCGCAGCAGCGCAAACGCCGACAGCGGCCGAGCCAACACGCGCGGCACAAAGGATACAGAGACGAAGCCGACAACCGCCCGCCAGCACGAGTCCCTCAACCCAGCAGGCAATAAAGCCGACCGCACCCCCACGACCAAGATCCGGCCCACCACCAACGGCCCGACACAGACCGGATCCGAACCCCAAAACGTCACCGCCACGTGCCCCCAACCGAACAACCACCGAAAAAGCATGCCACACGCCCCAACCGCTGACCTGCAATCAGAACCGGGACACGCCACACCCACAGCCCCCCAGGTCAACCCGAGCAACCCCAGAGAACGCGAAGCCCAGGACGCGAACCGGACAACGAACGCCCCGCTCGCCCTGCGCCCGCCGCACAACACATGCGAGAACACCCCCCACCGGATAGACGGACCGAACACGAGCCACGTCCACGAACCCCGCACGCAAGCCATACGCAAACGGCCACCGACGGCGCACGCATACACCCGGAGACTGGCCGCGCGCAACACACGCGCCCCCCACCCAGAGCGCGACCGCACCAACCACGACCACGGCGCAGACGGGGAGACCCCCCGCCACACCAGCACCCCGCAGGGAACCTCAAGCCGGCACAGAAGACCCAGCCCGCACCACAAGCCGGCCGCCCCAAGAGCGCAACCAGCAGCCGCAACACCTCACCACCCGGTCACCCACTCCACCGGCAGCGGCAAAGAGCTGAACGTAGCAGTCCAGAGCGCAACGCCCAACGCCGCCAACAACCCCCGCAACCACAACCAAGCAAACCGGCCACCCGCCAGACACCCAACCCCAGTCGAGCGCAGCGCCACAAGCCCCCAAGCAACCGCCCCCCCCACACAGAACGACACACCCAGACAAAACCACAGCAGCCGGGCGAAGCCACCCGCCACCACCGGCGCGACGCCCAAAAAGGCCGTCACCCCCCGCCAACAAGCCCGGAAGCCAAGGCACGCCCGCCTCAACCACATCACCAGCCAGATCGAACCGCCCGGAGAGCAGACCACCCTCACGCGCCCCGCGCCACGCGGACCACATCCCCACCGCCGCAGCCACAAACCGCCGCCACCACCGCGGAGCCGCGGCCCCCCGGGACAACCAGAGCCACACGGCCCCCGCAGACCTCCCCACCAACACCCTCCACCAGCCCCCGAAACAGACCGACCCGCCGCCCAACAACCACAGGGGCACGCCGTGGCACCGAGGCAACGCAACGCCCAGGAACAACCACCAGCAGCCCATCCCGACCGGGCGAAACAAAAGAAGCACCCCGCAGACCCGCCAGCGACCCTAGAGTAGCCACCAGGCTCCAAGCGGTCGGCGCCTAAACCCGAGACAAATCCCGCCGGCCGGCCGCCGCACCCTAAGAAGCCAGCAAAAGCCCCCGACAGACACCCCACAGCCTCCCCGCAGCACCCCCGTCGCCGCCACGAGCGCCACCGCACGCGCCGTGAAACTGACCCAGCAGACAAACAAAGCCGCCAGCGCCGGCCCGAACGAACAAACAACGGAAACGATCCACATAACCGCCAACGCGCGCAACAACCGACCGACACGCCCCGCCAAGAACCTACGCCGCACCGACCACAGCCGGAGAGTCCCGCACAGCACAGAAATGCTCGCCCACCCACCGGCGGCCGACAGACACATTGCCAAGGTCAACCACCACAAGAGCGACCCCCAGACCACGAAACCCAAAAAACTGGAGGACCAGGAACGGCCCCTACGACACAACGACACCCGCCCTCCCCACCCCCGACACCACCCAGACCACACCGACCAAAGCAGGAGCCAACGGGAGCAGAAGCGACCAGGTCCCCCAACCCGCACACCGCGTCACGACCTGCGAAGCCACCAGCCGCCAAAAAACGGCAAGCCTGGACCGCAACCCAAGGCCCACCCCATCGAACAAACGGACGAACGCCCCAGCCGGGACCGCCCCCGAACAACCAAGCGTACAAAAGGCCTGCAAATAGCACGAAACCCCAACGAACAGCGCCAACACACTCCCGAAAAGGGAGGAAAGCACAATACAGCCAGCGAGCCCCAGCGCCCCCGCGCCGAAACCAAACCAGCCGACCCCGCCCGCCAACGAAACCAACCACCAAAACACCCCAACCAACCTCTCGAACGCACCTGCACCGACCATCGCGAATGCCTGAATCCCGCAGAACGCCGCCGGCGCCAAGCCCGCCGCCGCCGCCCCCAAAACAGACGACACCCTTGCCACCACCGAACGCACCCTCAAACCCCTCAGCGCAAAAGAGCAGATAGACACCACGAACCCAGACAGCCGCCACACGATGGCCGAGGTCCAATGACCAAACCACCCCGCCGCACCCCGGAGCCCACAGACGAACCACCCCAAGAACACCCAGAACGGCGACGCCAGCAAGCCACCGGCCCCCCCAAACGGCCGCGACAACAGCGTCACGGCCCGGAAGCCCAGCAACCCCGGCCCAGCGCACATGTCCGAACAGCACCACCCAACAAACCCGCCCGACAGCAGCGAGACCAGCCACGCCGACCCCCCGAACAGGCCCCTGCCCACCACCCTCGCAGGCGACCAAAAAAGGCCGCCCAGCAGCCCCCCGAGCACCCCCACCCACCACAGAAAGCACCCGAGCAAGGTCGACGGGAACCCAACAATCACACCGGTCGACACCCCGATAACGCCCGACCGCACCACCAAAGCCGCAACCTTCCCCAAAACCCAAGCCAGCAAGCCGAGCCACGATCCAATCTCGCAACACGAAGCGAACATCAAGAAACCCACGAACGCCACGCGCACCAACGCGCGCTGGAGCCGCGCCCCCGACGCGGCGAGGTCCCAGAACAACCTACCCCGACAGGTGGCCGGCACCCAGGCCGCACTCGCGCAGCCCAGCCCGCCCACCAGCCAAATCACAGACGCCACCACACAGGCAACCGGGCCCCACACACAGCCGACGCCCGCCGCGAAGGGAAACCGGGACGGGACGCAGACACCCGAGGAACCGGAGCCCCCACACCCAGCCACCACACTGGAGACCCCCGTCGGCATCGCCACACCAACCGACACCAAGGCCTACACAAAAACCGACAGACACGCGAGGCCGAAGACCTCAGAGCACCCGTGCACACCCGCATACCCAACCGGCCCCAAAATGAAGAAGCCCTCCCCCCCCACCCCGAGACCCCCGCAAAAGCCGATCTGAGCGCCCCACGGGCGCAACCCAAACACCAGCCGCCCGCCCTGCTGAGCCACGCCAGCTTCCGCGCGAGCAACACAGCCCAAATGACGGGGCACAGCACCAGCGCAGCCCGCACGGAACCCAACGCAGAGACAAGCCAGGCAGCCAATGCCGTCACCACCGCCACCGAACCCAGAGGCCACGCCACGACCGCCGCACGCGACCCGGCCACAGACAACAGCCCAAAACACGCCCCGCAGGAGGACCCCCCCACACAGCGCACCGCCACCGTGCGGCACCGAAAACAGACCGACCGAGAACCGCACACGCGCTGCCCCCGGGCCCTGGACAAACCCGCGCCCGGCCACAAAACCGGCGTCCGCAGCACCCCCCCCGCGCACCACCACAAACCAGAGTGCCCCGGCCGCTACACGGGCGCCGACCAACCGCAGCTCACAACCCAGCAAGCCAAGCCCCCGACCAGCTGCAACACCAACCCCCAAGAACTCGGCACAGCGGCAGGCACCACAAAAACCACACGGCCAAGCGCCATGGCCCCAAAGAGCCCCCGCCGCGTACAAGACATCACACCCAAACCCGAGCCCTCCAGACCCCCCGAGCGCAGGAACGACCCGCAAATCCCAGACCCGCGCCCCCACCAGCAGCGCAGCCAGTACAGCGCCCATATGGCCGCAAGAAACCACACACCTAAAAACCGCGGCCAACCAGCAACCCGCAAACATCCGATGCGCACCTTCCGCCCCCCACCAGACACGACGCCCCAGAGCGAGGCCAACCCGAAGCACAACCACCACCCACACGCCGAAGCCATCCGCCACCGCCTAGAGAACGGCCTGCAACCGCACTGACCCGATCACACCGACAGCAAAAGACACCCGCCAACCCGCGGCCAGCTTGTACAGACGCCAGAGAACGGCCCCCGACGCAGCGGACTCACAACAAAGCGGCCCGAAAAACTCATCCACCGTCGCAGGGCGGCCTCAAAAGAAGCCGAGCCACCCCACGAGAAACGGAACAGCAGAATCAACGGCGACAACCGCCACACGCCCAACCAACCAAAGCAAGTAACAAGAGACCCCACACAACGAAGAACCAAAGAACCGCGAAAAAAGACCAACAGAACCGGGCCTGGACAAAGCACACCAGACGCAAGCCACGCAACCGTTCTACAGTTCAACAACAGACGAAAAACACACCGACAAGCAAGAACACATGACCACCAGGGGCCGAGTCCAAGACGCGATCATGACCGCCAGCACGACCCCCACACCCGCAGACAGCCGCATCATCACGACGACGAAAGAAAACGCAAAAGAAAGACCAACATAACACAAAAACCCCGAGCGAGACGCACCACACGAAACCCGAGCCGCACGAAGCTTGGAGAGAGCAGGCTGACGCCCGCGGCCAAAACAAGCGAGCCCCCCCAGGGCAACCCAAAGCCGACAACCCGAAACAACCCGGATCACCCAGCGCACAAACAGACCGAACACAGCCGTCCAAGCACACAAGACAACGATGAAAGACCCAAAGCAAAAAGCAACGACAGAAAGCGCCCGCCAGAAAACCCCCACACCGCACACCGCCAACCCCGCAACCACCGCCAACAGCCCAACCAACTCGACACCGAACAACACGGCCTTATCGCCGCGAAACACACCAACAACCAAGCCCCGCAACACAAAGGCAAACCGCCGCGCCGCCAAGCAACGCATACGCGCACCAGCCACAGAGCCGACGACCCCCGCCACGGCACCGACCACAAGCCCCCGCAACACCGCCACCCACCCGCCCGAGCCTCCCGGAGACGGCCCGACCACAACGCACAGGCCACCACCGGCCGCCACCACCACATGCACCCGCCAGCGGGCGCCACAAAGAGCAGACCAACCCGCACCCAGAACAACACCCCCAACCGCGTCGCCTTCCCCCACAGCATCCGAACCGCCAACAAGCGCCGCAAAGACAGCAACCCCAGCACCACACCACAGCACCGCAGCAGCCACCAACCGGAGAACCGCCGCACGGCTGGCCGCCGCTGAGACCACAACCGCCTGCCCACGCCCCAGACGACCAGCAACGTCGCGCAGCCCCCCACGATCCCCGACCAAACCAGGCGACCCGACCAGAGAGGCGCGAAGCCGATCACACCCCAGGAAGAAGGGCCAAGCGCAACGACCAACAGGGCAAACAAGCACCCCCCCACAGCCCGCGACCCCACAGCGCCCCCGAACGAAGACCGCAAGCGCCACAGACGGGCCGTCACCCAAACCGCAAATCCGACCGGGCCCGCTCCGAGGGTGCACAATGATCCAAGCCCCCCGATCGAGCACCACAGCCCCCCCCACAACACGACCGAGCACCTCCCCGAAAAGGCAAACAAACGACCGCACAGGGCCAAACGAAGCCCCAAAAAAGAGCAAAAACCCGACTTCCAGACCGCGACCGCAAGCACCCACGGATCAGCCAGACAAAGCAGAAACCCACACCCGACAAGAACGCCAGCGCAGAGTCCAACAACGAGCCAACCGCCAGCGCCCGAAGACCACCATCATCACTGCGAAAGCCAAACCAGCCCCGAACAGCACAACCAGCAAGCCGCCCAACCGCCAGGGCCACACCGAAACCGCCCCGAACGGCCAACACCACCCCGAAAAAGGCGCCGACAACGAACCGACCAGCGCCGCCCACCGCAGCCCCACCAACAACCACGCGCCGGCCGACAACACCGCAAAGACACCCGCCCACGCGAAGCGCGCCCCCGGCCCGCCCAACGCCAGCCACAACAACGCGCGCAGCGCCACCACCCGAACCCGCAACCCCAACAGCGCCACCAACCCGCACCCGGCCAACAGGCCACACACCGCCCCAGACGTGAAAAGCGACACCAACCAAGCCCCCATCCAGCGCCGCGACCAGGCCGTCCACACCGCGCCCACAACAGCCACGACCCCACAAGCGGGGCACACAACCGTAGCCGCCACCCAAGACGAGCCGGGCAACCCAACCCCCAGCAGAAACGCCGGAGAAACCCAGCGCCCGAACCACGGGGCCCCCCCCCCCCCCCACGTGAAGCCGAAGACAGAAAAGCACGAGGCAGAGAACAAGATCGTCAGCCCAGAGCAACCCAGCCACGCAACAAGGCCCAACCAACCACCCCCGACATCGTCAAACCGCCCAACCCCCACGCGAGCCGGGACCACTCCAACCGCGGCACAAAAGCCACTCCCGACGAAACACGCAGCACCCGCACAATCCAACGCCCAGAACAGCCCATCACCAAAGCCGAAGCTCCCAAGAGCCACCCCCCGCAAGCCCCCGCCAACAATACGCGGCCCAGCCCACCAACCAAGTAGGACACAACACCGACAACAGCACCCACCTGCACCAGCCGGCCACCAAAACAACCAAAATTAAGAAACCAATATCCCCCCGGAGCGCAGACCGCGACCGACGAGGAGCCCCCCACACACAACAGGGCACCCCACCCAACCAGATGGCAGAACACCGCCGCGAGCCCCCGGTGGAGCCCGATCAGCACCACCAACGCCAACACCACCTGCCAAACGGAAACCACCACAGCAGCGACGCACGACAAACAGACACACCCGGGCCAAACCCCGTCAACAACGCCGCGCATCCCGGCCGCCCCCACCCACGCGAAAGCGCCGAGGAGAAGATCCGACCTGCCCCGCAGCCCGCCGACCTAATAACACAAGCGCACGAAGTTCACAAGGCGCGACATCACCAAACAAAAGCCCGCCACGCAAACAAGCAACCCGATCCGCGCGCGACCAAAACCCGACCAACTCACCCAGCTGGACGCACGAACGACGAAGCACGCCGAAACCCCCAGCAGAACAGAGAAGGTGCAACCAAGGATAAACACCGCCATCGAACCGACTTCCGCGGCACAACCAGCAAAGCAAAGCCCCCCACCCAAGAAGCAAAGCTCATGGGCAGAACGACACCGAGACAGGCCGACACCCTACTGCCACCCCGGATCCGCCAGCTGGCCCCCGAGACCAGAAAACCTCAAACCAACAGAGCGGACGTGGAGACCCAGAAGCCCGCCCCGCTCGCCACCCCTCAAACACCTAACCGGCCCGACAACCTAAGCGCCCGCCGCATCGCCATGACACACACCATCCCCCCCAAGATGGACCCAAACGAACCAAACAACCCCCAGTTACCCATGTCCGGCAAAGCCCCAACAACAACTGACCCCAAACGAATGATAGTAACACCATTAAGCATGAAGCCCCCCGCCACCGCAACACTGAAACGAACACCCACCGCCAGGGGCGGACCCGGCCGCCTCAAAGCCGGACGCCTCCGAAGCGGGACCGCCCTGACCGGCAACAGCACCAGCCCGCGAGACCAGCCCACCACCACAGGAAAAGCCCCGACTACAAGAACCCCCGACCCCCCCCCCACCCCAGCACTCGCAATGAACCCCAAACCCAGAACCACCCCGCCCAAACCGACCACCAGCATCATAACACCCCAGCAGCGCCGCAGCAGAAATCAAGGCGGACAAAACATGGCCCGCAAAGAACGGCCCACGAACAACAGCAACCCAGAACGGCCGAACATACGCGAACCCCACCACCACAAAGCCGACCGCGAGCTGAACCACGCAAACCTCGACACCCACGCCCCCGAACCGAGCAACCGCCCCGCCGAGCAGCAGGACGAACACATCGCAAAGGCCGCCAAAAGCGCCCCGGATCACACCCGCCGCCGTCGAGCACAACAAACCGACGCCGGAAAACCCACCGAAAACCACCTGCAACACCTTCGCCAGGAAAACCCCAACCAGGAACAACGCCGAAGACAAAGGCCAGCCCAGGACCATCCGAAAACCCCAGAACCAGCCGGAGACCGGCCCCGCAGTGCGCACGACCGCACCCCCAAACACGAAGCCGAAACGAACCCCCGCAGCGCCAACTTCCGCATAGGCGGAAAGACCCGAGCCAAGCAACCCACAAAGGCCGGAGCAGCACCGCCCCAAAAGCCGCAAGCCCAAAGCAGACCGCGACCGGACACACCGCAACCTCCAGACACCGGAGAGCGGCCACCCAAACGCCGTGGCACACGCGCAGCCCGAGACCCAGAAGCAAAGCAACAACGTGACCCAAGCGGCGCGGCCCCACCGCGCGAGCCCCACAATCCCGCCGAACCACCCCCACCCGGCACAGCCCACCCCCACCCTCCTGCCCCAAACCGCGCCGGCAAAGCGGAACCCCCGGAGCCGCGGCGGCGAGCCACCCCAGCGGCCGGACAGACAGACGAAGCTGGCCGCAAACCCGAAGCCCAACTTTCACCACGCGGCCACCAACGCGACCACCGCCCCAGTGACCAAGCCAACCAACGCAGCGGCAAAGACCGCCCAGAACACAAACACCCCCTGCCCGATACCGGCGGCCAGACACGTCACGAGAACGAACCCAACGCGCACCGCGGCCAGAGCACCGCCCACAAAGGCACCCGCATCCACGCCGACGGGCACCCACAGCGCACCCACCACCGACGAGCGCAGACCAACGGCGCCGTACCCATGCCCGCACCCCACCACCGAACAAGCGACCCGGCACGACCCGTAGACCCGAATGCCCACCCAAAAGCCGCTCCAAAACAGCAACACGCCCCTGGAGCCCGACAGGCGCAAAAAAGCCCGACCAGCGACCCCCACGGAGGCGAGCTCCAACATCCCGCAGCCACACGGCCGACCGCCCACCGACCCCCCAAGCACCCACCAGAGCCAGCCGACCCCAGAACAAGGCTCGACCCAAGCCGAGGCCGCACCATCCCGCATCAGCCGCCAAAAACCCCCCACACCACCAGGGTGCACAGCGCCACCCTGCGGCTCGCCATCATCACCGGGCCGGAACCCGCCATCGAACCCGGCCAACACAACACCAACCCCACAAAGAACCCCAAAGCCCCCCACCAGTACACCACACGGAACCAAAACAACGCAGCCGTCGCCCCCGCCACCCCAGAACAGAACACCGACCGCCCCACGGCCCACCCAGAGACCCCGAACCGCCCCGAAAGCCAGCCACAGCCCAAAGAGCACGACAGCGTCGCCGGGCCGCCCCTCAACCGCGCAAACTCCATCGGCGCGAAACTCGAGCCAATCCGGCCGACCGCTCCCCACAAACCTGACCACACCGAGCGCAGGGCCCGGCACCCGCCGACAACCGGAGGAGCGGCAGCGCCAACGCCCAGAACGACGGCCCACCCCACACCGATCGGAAGACCCACGTCCATCCTCCCAGCGATCAGCACCCAACGCCCGACCCCGCAGACAAAGCCCGGAAAGGAAAACAGCTGACCCGTCGCACACCCAGCCCGAACGACCACCCGCATGGTCCGCACAGGACAGACCGCCCGCACGGCAACGAGCCCCACACCCCTCCCCGAACACGGAACCCACAAAATGCAAACCCTGATCGCGCCCGCAACCCTCAAACCCGCGAGGAACGCACACCGCCGGCCGGGGCGTTCCGAGGGCGGCACCCACACCCCAGCCCCCGGCGCACACACCAGCGACACAAAGCTGACCCCGAACAACTGGGTCAGCGCGAAACAGTCCGCCAGGCCGCTCACCACCAACCCGGCGCCGGAGCCGAGCAGCGACACGCACATGCCCACGCCCAAGCCGACGCGGCCGCCTGCAACCAGACCAACAAGGCGAACCACCAAACCAAGCACGCAGCACCACGGCCCACGCACGCGCACCAACACCCCAGCGCGGACACGAACCCACCCCAGAACCGCGAGCCCCCGGAAATCCCGGCAGCGCACCCGCCACAAAAGAAACCCCCGCACAAACACTCAACAGCGCAACCGCCCGCCCCCAAGCAGGCCAACCACAACCAGGGCCCGAACAGCACCCGCTCCCCGCAACAACGGGCCGACCAAGAGGCCCCCACCAACGCAACGCCCACCCGCTCGCCGCTCCCAACGAGAACGAACGCGCCCACGCAGACGTGGACGTACGAAACCGCCGCAACCACCGCCCCCAGATCCGCCAGCACCAGCAACACGCACACGAACGCGGCGAGCGTGGCACCCGGCCGAGCAACACGGGCACCCACCGGATCGACCTCGACGACCAGCCCGGCCGCAACATCCGCCAGCACATCCCCCTTGATGCCCCCCAAGCCCAGCCCCAGAAACAGCTCGGCGCCCACGGAAACGAAGCCCAAATCCGGCCCCAACGCAACCCAGGTGCCGACCCAACCCAACAACCCAACCGAAACCCTCACCTCGACCACGAGCTGAACCCGCACCCGCCGACCGCGCAGCACCATCCCAACGCCCACCAAGTCCGACACGACGCCAGCCAACCCGGCCGCGGCCACCACCCAGGCGCCAGCAAACGCAGCAACGCCAAGCACCGCCCCCCCCAGCACCACCGCCAGACCCGCAACGAACCGCAGCACCCCCAGGCCACCGCCCAAGCCGCCCAGCACGCACACCTTCAAGCGAAAGGACAAGCCCACAACACCAACTCCAGGACAGCACCCATACCAAGAACAGCCCGGCCTCCGACAACCAGCACCAAAACGACGGCACACAACCACCCGCAACCAACCCAACATACCAGCACAAACCGCACGCCAAACGCGACATCGCCCCGACACCACAGCAGCACGAACGCCGGCAGAGCAGCGACGGCCACCCCAGCGATCACCAGCCCCGCACGGCCCGGCACCGCACCCACCACGCCGACAAAGCCCACCCCAACCGCGGACCAAGCAACCGAGCCGCCGCCCGCCAGAGCAATGACGCACGCACGCCCAACAACCACGACACGCTGAACCCGCCCCGCCAAACACACACGAATCATACCGACCACCGGCGCAGGGGCCACAGAAGCACCCCAACAACGCCCGGCAGGCCATCACCCCCATCGCGATTCTCATACAGGTGAGCGGCAAGCATCAGAATGGCCAAAGCTGCCACAAGCAGATCGTCCGCAGACAACGAAGCATCATCACCCACGACCGAACGATCAAGAAAATTCTCGACCGCCCGGCGGGCCGCCACGATAAGAGCGGCAAGAGACGCCTCCTCGCCGGAGCCCCCAACAGCCAAACGCAGCTGCACCTCAAGCTGGGCAACGCTGACCGGTTCCGCCATAGCTCAAGCGCTCCGGATCGCTTCGGCGGCTTCACCGAAGTCGACACTGAACACCTCGCCGTCATCACGCGCGATGGACAGGATCATGGTCTGATGGTCCATCTTTGCCGCGATCGGAGAGGCGCCCGGCTTCCCGTCCGCACCGTCCCGTCCCGGTTTGCCCTGCTCTCCGGGTGCACCGCGCTTGCCGCGGCTGGCGGACAGCATCCACGCGTCGCTTGCGCCGGGCACCTCGCCCGACACATCGCGTTTCGCGCGCCACTCGCAACCGTTCGACGCCACGACGTCCATCGCGCGGTAGCTCGCTTCCGGGTCGAACAGCCCGCGCGCTTCACCGGCATAGGCGTCACGACCGTCCGCACCGTCGCGGCCATTCTCGCCGTGCACACCGTCGCGCCCCGCTGCGCCGTCGATGCCATCGCGACCATCTTTCCCGTCGCCGCCATCGTGGCCTGCCGCGCCATCAGCGCCATCAGCGCCGTCGCGACCGGGCGCTCCGTCCTTTCCGTCGACGCCGTTCGACCCGTCCCGGCCCGGTTCGCCGTTGGCGCCATCCTTTCCATCGGTGCCGTCCCGGCCGTCACGTCCGTCGGACCCTGCGCTACCCGGCGCCCCGCGTGCGCCCGGCTCTCCCGGCGCGCCGTCAACGCCATCGCGACCGACGACCACGCCCAGTTCCCGCACCGTGCCATCGGTGAGGGTCAGAACGAGGTTGCCGGCGCGATCAATCAGCGCCCCGGCCATGCCGACACCATCACGGCCATCGGCGCCAGGCAGACCGCGCTCGCCTTGCGAGCCTGCCTCGCCGCGTTCCGGCTGGCGACCTTCAAGGGCTTCGATCCGGGCGAGCAGGGCGACGTTCTCCGCGCGGAGAGGCGCCAGCGCCGAGTCTAGATGCTCGCGCACGATCTCGGCCGTGACCGCGGCAAGCGCTCGCGTATCAAGCATTCAGCGCCTCCCGCAGGTCTTTGCCGTATTGCGCGGCCACTGCGCGCTTCGCCTCATCGTCAACGTCCGGATCCGGCTGAGGCGGTACGGCTGGGGCAGAAGGGGCGGGTGGTTCTTTCGCCAGCTTCGCCGCGACGCTCAGCGGCACGTCCTGCTGCTGAACCCACGGCTCGCCCCCACCTTCGACCGGAGCCTGTTCGAAGTCGGCCCGCGCAGTGTTCCGGTCGAAAATGCCGCCTTTCACACCGATCGACCACGCCTCCACCCGGTCCTTGAAGTCCGGACGCATCAGCGCGCTCATGTCGAACTCCAGATACTCATCCGGCTGGCCGGCCAGGTTGAACAGGAGGCCGAAATCCTCCTCTATGTGGTTGAACAGGAAGCCGAGACCACCTGCGCGCCAACTGCCCATCAGCGCTTCGGTCGAGGCATAGGGCGTGTCGCCGATGCCGAGGATCTGGAGCGGCACACGGTAGACGTTGGCGATCGCCTGATCCGACAGCTTCAGGATGTCGGCGAGCATAGAATCCTTCGCGCTGACGCCGATCGGCTGAGGCTTCAGCCCGCCGGACAGGATCGGAACCCCGCCCGCGTTCATACCCTTGGCCTGCTCGTTCCAGAGTTCACGCAGCTGATCCGCCTGCTCCTTCTTCAGCAGCTGGTCGGTGACCAGTATGTAGGAGGGCCGCGATTGGTTGACGAAGAAGTTGACCTGCTGCCTCAGCGCGGCGTCGCCTGCGGCGATCTGGAGCGCGGCAGCGGTGAGGGGTGACTCCCCAATCAACGGATGACGCGGCGTGTGGAGGCGCAGGTGCAGCACGTCACGCGCTGGCACGACGATGTTAGGCCCGATGCGCCTGTCCACAATGGGGTTCCCGGCCAGGTGATAGAACACACTGCCGTCGACCGCGAGTTGCGGCGCCGATGCGCGCGGGTCCATCAGGTGAAGCTCGGTCGGCTCGAAACGGTTGTTGCGCACGACAAGCGCATAGGCGTTGCCATCATCCAGCAGGTTACGCACCGCGTTGAGCAGGAAATCCGAAATGGACTGGTAATCGTTGGGATAGCGGATGATCCGCGCCAGTGCCGACGTGGCGACCCGCTCACGGCCCTTGTCCGGCGCGAACCGCCAGTGATTGCCGGGGCACATGGCGACCGTCTGAGCATAGGCGGACACGCACGCCTCGACCATGGACGACCTGCCGCCGGACGACACGTCCATGCCGGTCTGCCACCAGTTGAGCGGCGCGCCAGCGGGCAGCCAGCCGCCGGTCACGGGCAGGTGATAGGGACCCTCGCCAGCCTTCTCGGTCGTGCCGGACAGGCCGACAGCCGAGAGCATCTTGGAAAGGATCCCCACCAGTGGTTACTCCGCCGGAACGGCGGGCTTGCGCGCGCGGCTGGCGCGGGTGCGATACTCGGCAGCGCCGCCGGCCTCGACCGACTTCTCGTCGGGCGCACCGTGGTCTTCCTTGCCGTCGAGCGTTTCCAGCGTCGGCGTGGCCAGCTTGGCGAGGTCGACCTCGTCCTGCGTCGGCGTCGGACGCACGTTCTCGGTCCGCTCCAGCGCGGCCTTGTTTTGCTCTTCCAGGTCCTTGCGGGACTGTTCGAGCAGTTCTTGCGGGGTAGGCATGTGCCTGATCCTTCTTCACGAGGGACCGGCCGGGCAGGGCACCCGGCCGGCGGGGGTTACCAAGTGACCGCGGTGCGGACCACGACGGTGCCGGCGCGACGCATCGCCCAGCTGACGTCCATGATCATCCGCAGCGCGAGGCTGTCGGTCTGGAACATGGAGCGGACCGAACCACCGGTCGGAAGCGCGCCGGCCGCGCCGATCTGGGCCGGTGCGGTGTCTTCCATGTGCAGCACCGTCTGGTCGCTCACGTCGAAGCGCGGAACGTCGCCCACCGCCGACATGAAGTCGGCCGCATCGACCAGGACGAGCACGCCCGCCGGCACTGTGGACGAGATCAGCGCCGGGTAGCCCATGAAGTTGCCGGCCGCGATCTCCACCTTGAACGGGAAGGCGCCCGACGCGTCCTGGATCAGCCCGGCGCTGATCGCCTGCGTCGGGTTCATCAGCCACACCGGCCGACGCAGGTTGCCATTCGTCGCCGTGGTCAGGTCGGTCAGCATGCCCTTGGCGTCTGCGACCAGCGCCGCCATGCCACCGCCCGCCGTGCCGGCCGCCGTGGATGCGCCGTTGCGGATGCCCGCCGGACGCACCGTGGTTGCGGCGTTGGCGTCGAGCAGCACGACATCCAGCGCGATACTGGTATCCTCCTGGATCGCCTCGCGCAGGATCTGCTCGATCTGCGGAGTGGAGTGCTCCGTAATCTCGCGCGTCATGGTGGTGATGACCGCCATCTTCTTTGGCGTGATCGTCGTGCTGACGAACCCGGCCTGGCGCACGGGAATGGGCGCGCCTTCGCCGACGAACGAACCGGCGACGGTCGGCGTGGCGGACCGCGACGGCAGGCTGACCTTGCCCGCGCGACCGAAGCCGAACCGGCCACCGATCTCCGCCAGGCGCGGGTAGATGGAGGTCGGCAGCAACAGGTCGAAGAAGTCGCCAACAGCCGTTTCGACCAGCGCGCCGGCCCAAGCCGGGGTGACGGTATCCGCCGGCACGGTGGCGGAGCGCAGCAGCACGTCCATCACGGCCTTGGTCGAGACGTCCTCGCCATATGCCATCTTCAGCGCGTCGGTGTGGCTCTGGTGCCGCGCGTGCGCCAGCAGACCGACCACCATGGACCGGAAAATGTGGTCGACCGGCTCGACCTTGCGAGCGGCAACCGCGAACGGGCGACGCGGCTCGGCCGCGCGCTGCTGCGCGGGGGCGGGGGGCGTCACCACGGTCTGGTTGCCGCCCTGCTCGGTCGTGCCGGCGAGGGCCGCTTCGGCGCGACGGAGGGAGGCCAGTGCGGCGTCCTTCTGCTCGATCTCGCCGGTGATGGTGTCGATGTCACCGCCATTGTCGATGGTGGTCTGGAGGTTGCCGCGCAGCTGCGTCAGTTCGGTCTGCGCGCTTTCGATACGCTCGGAGAGGGTCGTCATGCTCTTGGTCCTGAGACTGGAGGGGATCACGGCGGGCTCGCCGAAGGCGCTCCGTCCAGCGGGGGTGATCTCGTCGGCAGTCTCGCCAAAGATCAGCCGCTGGGCGTCGCGGGAAAGGTTGAGGCTCTTCGCCACCTGAAGAGCGTTGGGATTCGCAGGGATGCTCACCACGGAGCATTCCACCAGCTCGCTTTCGGTGTAGCGCAGTCCACCGTTGGCGATCGGCTCGGCCTTGAGACCGCGAAAGCCAACAGACACGGCGCGGAGCATGCGCGATTCCACGAACGCGCGGATTTCATCGACACGCGGCGACAGACCGGCGTTAAGGAACTCCAGTTCGCCCAGCAGCGCGCCGTTCTCGACACGCACGTTCTTCCAGGCGCCGATCGGGAGAGTGCTGTCGTGTCCGAAAAGGGCCACGGGGTTGGATTTGAACGCGGCCAGCTTCCAGCCTGCCGGCTCGATGATGTCGCCGTACCGGTCCCGCGTCGCGTCCGACATGACGAAGACGTAAGGATTGTCGCCAGCCGCGCGGGCGGTGGCCTTGTGGATGATCTGCACTGCTACGCCTCCTCAGACGATCATGGCGCCAGCGTCGAAGCTGCCTTCCGCCTCTGGGTTTCGGCTCATCAGCACCACGGCGTTGAAGCCGGCGACGAGCGGATCGATCTTGGCCGAACCGGACACCTGCTTGGTGATGAGGACCGCATTGCCGCGAGCCTCGGCCTTGGCGTTCCCCACGCACCAGTCCATTAGCGCCTGGCCGGCATGGATCAGCGTGCCGTCCTTCAGCTTGCGCTCGGTGCCCTTGATCGCGCCGGTCAGGCGAAAGCCCTGCTGGACCGCGACCATCTGCTCCGCCGTGAAGCCTCGCCTGGCGAGTTCATCGACCAGCGCGGCGATGTTCTGCGCATCGAGACCGATCGCTGCCGAGGCAGGAAACAGGCCGGCGTCCTTCACCTGCTCCAGCAGGTCAGCGATCTCCATGATGTCCTGCGTCGGTTCGGCGCAGCGAACCACGGTCCCGCCCTTGCGGAAGTCGTCCAGCCGACTGACGATATCTTTCCGGCGCTCCCACACATCATCCTGCGCCCAGGCCCGGTTCCACATCAGCCACTGGGTCGGATCGGAGCGCAGCCGGCCGATCAACGCCAAGCCGAACAGGTCATCCAGTCCGCCGCCGTCGACGCCGGCGACCGCCACTTCCACGATCGCAAGGAACTGCTCCAGCGAGCCGTCCCAGATCTCCGGCTTGGCACGCGCCTTCTGCCAGTAGAGGCTGCCTACCCACGCATCGTGCCGCAGACCAACGCCGATCTCGATGTTCAGGTGCTTGGCGTAGAAAGAGAAACGTCAAATCTTCAATGATTTGAGGGTGTTTGCGTCATCCTTGCGTCACGCTGAGGCATTTTGATGCGTCATTTGCCGGCAGAAGTCCCGCGATCCGGTCGACTTGGCTGATCGCTTCGTCGCTCTCAAGCAAGGCGTGAGTATAGACCCGGAGCGTCATGTCGTGGCTGCTATGGCCGATCATCTTCGACACGTCAGCAACCGGCATCCCGTGCCGCAGGAGCCAACTTGCGTAGAAGTGGCGCAGTGCATGGAAGTGCCGGGGGGGCAGGGCCTCGCGCACCAGCAGGCGTTTCCAACTCTCATGAACGGCCCCGTACTCGTAGGGGCGCCCGTCCTCCCTTGTAAAAAAGTAGCCGCCGTCGTTCGCCACCGACAAGTCGTCGCGCCAGCGGATCAGCTCCGCCGCAACCGGTTCTGGGATCGGCACGTCACGGATGCCCGCCGCCGTCTTTGGCCCCTTCAATTCGCGATAAGCCGTCAGGTTGTGGCGCACCCGAAGCACGCGCCGATCCAGGTCGAGGTTGGAGGCTTTCAGCCCGAGAACTTCCCCAACCCGAAGGCCACACAGCGCAGCCAGCGAGATGCAGCACGCCATGAACGCGGTCGAGCGGCGGCGGCGGCCATGGATGCGCTTGTGCACGGCTGCAAGCAGGTGCGTTACCTCCGCCGGCGCGAACGTCTCCACCTTGAACGCAGGGATGCCGCGCAGGTCCATCATCGCGTCGGCCACGGGCTGAGCTTTTAGATAACCGTGCTTTCGGGCGAACTTCTCCACAAGCTGCAGCGTGCTCAGGTATTGCTTTGCCGATCGAGGGTGGACTCCGCCGCCAATCATCGAGGCGTAGAGGTCGGAGACCTGCCGCACGGTGAGGTCGCGCGCGGCCGTGGTCCCGAACGCGGGTCCGATGTACCGCCGACACACCATGTCATGCCGGCGGCTATGCCCTTCGCCTATTCGTCCGTCCCGCCGTCGCACCTCGCAATCGGCCAGGAACTCGGCACACACCTCGTTGACCGTCTTTGTCGAAGCGCGGCCGACATGCACTCCATCCTCAATCTCGCGTTCTACCTTCCGCTTGTACGCCTCCGCGTCCTTCTTCAGCTGGAACGTCTTGCTGGGACGCTTGCCGGTCGCCGGGTCGATGTAGCGAACCTCATAGCCATAGCCCTCGCGCTTTTTGACGCTCGCCATAGTCTCTTCTCCATGTGAAAGGCCCCGCCGGCCGACTTTTTCGGAAAACACCAAAAAAGGGCCGGCGGGGCAGGTTGTCAGGCGGCGACAGCCTCAAGCCGCTCCGCCGTGTACCGGGCGAGCCGGCCGATCCCGGCCAGACTGTCGATCAGCTGGCCCATGTCTCTGGCCACCGTTCTATCGAGCGCGTCGACCACGGTATCCAGCAACTCGGCAACCTGACGACAGGCCACGGCACTGTCGTGGATGCGGTCTTTGTCGCCGGGGGTCACGCGGCATAATCCTGCCAGTCGTTGGCCGCTGTCACCATGAGGGGCAGCGTCTGGTTGATCTGCCAAGCTGGTGGGCAGGGTCGCTCCTGATCGTCATCGCCGCCCGGCATTGCGCCGCTGTGCTGATCGTACCGTTCCCACCAGTCGCGTTGCGCTACCGGCCCGGCGATCATGTGATCGTCGCCGGCTACGCATCGATCGCTGTCGCAATCCTCCGCATCCTCGTGCCCGAGCGCCGACGACATTCCTGCTTCCATGCGCGGGGTGGCTGGTTGCCATGGTCGCCATTCGGGAAAGCTGGCGTCGCGCAGGTCGCCGCAGTCCTCCGCATCTTCATGCGCCATGGCATGGTCGAAACCGATCGCCATGGGTGTCTGCGCGCCTTGCTGCCGACCCTCAGGCCAAGCCGCGTCCATTTCGTCGCCGGTCGGCTCAAGGTCCGCGTCGCCGTCGCGGGCGTCCATTAGGGCTATCAGCCCATCAACCGCCGCCTCCATTTCGTCGCGCTCGAAATCGGCCACGCAGCGCATGAATTGCGCCAGGCGGCCGGCAGGGTCGAGGGACTGGCCGAACGGGGCCAGGGTGCCCACCGGCCGCGATATGCGGGGCGGGGATGCCTCATGGTGTAGGTGCATGTCTCGTCTCTCTAGTCGGACGGCTTTCCACAGCCGTTGACCGCGTCGGGCGGTCGCCGGGGGGTGGAAACCTGCTAGAGAGACAGGTCGACGGCTTTTACGCTTTCGCGCTGGACATGACGCGCCGCCCCCGGCTACGAAGCCGAAGTCGGAGCGCCGCCAAGCGCTCACGCGGGACCGGTCGCCAAACCTGTCCTTCACGATCAAGGCCGGCGCCAACCGGGTTGATCGCTATCTCTAGTCCGGGTTTCCACACCCACGGACAACATGCCCTATTCTGACACGGTTGCAAGCCCCTCCCCGCCAAGGGAGGGAAACTTGCGTTGTACGCGCGCCGGATTTGCCGCTCGACACAGGCAGCGGTTCGCGGCCAGATAACCGGATGGCCAACAACATCGATGAAGCCCGGGAGGCGTTGGTTAAGCGCCACTGGTGGGGATACGGCATGGCCATCCTCATCAGCTACGCACTCGCCGGCCCCCTGCTGCGCTTCACTCCTCCTGACGTCTTGCAGTTGTTTGGCTTATTCGTCGCAGGTGTCGTCTTCGCTGGTTATTGGGGGTTGATCTACTTCGGTGACAGGGATGCAAAGTACATGATCGCTCTTGCGCTTCTGCTTGCAGTAGCGGCTTCGGTCATCGCTACCCCGATGCTCAACAACGCCACTGCTGACAGCGAGGCAAACGACCGCCGCTGCCTAGCTATCCAACGCGACATGGTTTCGGCTCATCGGCGGATACCTGATGGACCAGCCCTGTTCCAAGCGTTCGGCTGTCGCCCCCAGGGCAGCGACCCACGCCTCTTTGTCCCTCCAACCGATAGAGAGAAGCGGGCAGGGCACGCTCTTCCCTATGGTGGGTATCCGCGACCGCAATAGTCATGTCCCCTCCATTGCGGAGGAACTTGCGCTGCCGTTCGCTTAGTAAGCGAGAGTTTCCGCCGGGATCGTGAACATGCCCGCGGGCCGGTCCCACACCGTTCGGCCAACCACGAAGGCGTGATCGACCTCATGCCCTAAGCCCGCCAGAAAACGCCGGCAGGCTCGCAAATGACCGCCGCCGGTCATCACGTCGTCAAGCAGCAGGATGCGCCCGCCAAGGCCCGCGCCGCCGCGCAGGTGCGGCAGGATCATGTGCCACCGTCGTTCGCCGACACCCTCATGCGCTCTTGGCTGGGGTTGATCGAAGTGGAGAACCGGCGCGGCAATTAGATTTGGCCGGCGGGCTTGCAGCGCTGCCGCCAATCGCGCGCCGGTAAAGTCACCGCCGGACGCGATTGTCTGCGATGATGGTACGGGCACGATGGTGGCGTGCGTAATGCCAGCGGCATCGATCAGGTCAACAAGCCTAGAGCCTGCGACTTGAAGCGCGAGGCGCTGCCCTGCGGCGTCGGAGTATTGCCTAACCCGCGTGTTCCCCGGCCGACGAACCCATTCTGCGTAGCCGTTGAAGGGCTCGCGCTTGACGCCTTTGACGAGATTGCGGGCCCGCCAGTGTTCTGGCTCCCAATTGTTCGCCCACGCCGCACTGTTGCCGGGATAGCCGCAGACCGAGTGCACCCTCACACTAGCCGCCGTAGATCGCTGCGAGCAGCTGAGGGGTGCTCTCCAAGATCAGGGTGCGAGGTTTGTCGATGAACTTGGCGGGCCACGATAGCCCTGGATCGTCCGCGACGCTGCGCGCGATCACCAGCCATCGGCCAAGTCGTTGGCACTCCGCCGCCTGGTGGAGAGTGCCGGACGTGTCCGATGCCTCGATTACCACGCTGGCGTCGCTCAACGCTGCCATGGTGCGATTGCGAGCCGGGAAGTTGGAGGGGAACACGCGCGAGCCGGAAGCAAATTGCGAAATGAGCAGGTGATCGCGGTAGATGGCTTCTTGAAGCGTCTTGTTCTTTGCCGGGTAAGCCTGATCGATGGGGGTGCCGATCACCGCGATTACCTTCCCACCGGCTTCCATGGCACCGGACAGAGCCTCGGTGTCGATGCCTTCCGCGAGGCCTGACACGACGACAATGCCGGCCTCGGCAAGCTGCCGTCCGAGTTGCCGCGCACGCCGCCGCCCCATGTCGCTCGCCTTCCGCGCGCCGATTACGGCAACGCAGCGTCGCTCAATCAGGTGCGCGTCACCGGCGTAAAACACCTGCGCCCGTCCGCCTTCATCCGACGCGGTGACGGACGCAAGCATGTCCATCTGGCGATCGGCAAGCGCTTCCCGACCGCTTATCGCGAGTAGGCCGGTCAGGGGATAGGCGAACACCTCGGCAGGCGGGACGTAGCGCAGCCCTCGACTGCCGCCGCTGATCGCGGGGCGTGTTACCGGTCGCGATGGCCGGCGCGGCCGATCCGACTCCGCCTCCATGATTCGCCTTTCAAGCACAGATGACACGATACTCGGCACTGCCAAGTTGGCAACCACTGCCGGAAAAGCGCTGGGCCGGCGGGGTAGTTTCACAAAGGTGAGACGGCGACACGCTAAGGTCGGATCAAGTCGCCCGCCTTTTTAAGCCGGTTGCAACACCGCTTCGCCTTCACCGCCGCCCACCAGCTCGTGTGCCAGGACGTGACGCGGTAGGCATGCAGCACCCGGTCCAGTCCAGTTTCCATCCGGTTCGGCGGGTTCGTCGTTTCGTACACTACCACCCGCCGCTCCGGGTCGACGCCGACCAGCCGCTTGACCAAACCTGAAACGCGAGGATCGCCGCCCGCTGCCCTCATATAGTCGACGAGGTCGTCGGGGCGGAACAGGAACAGGTCGCCCGCGCGAATCGGCGCGAAGCGATCAATCACAACCCATCTGGCACTATCCGGCATGACGGGCCGCATACAGGTCCCGCGCACGGGACAGACCGCCCGCTGGCCCCACGGCAGAAACACGTCATCGCGCCACCAAGGCTCCCGGATCGCCGGCAAGGTCTGCCCCGTGGGGTCAGCGGGATAGCGGAAGCCGAACCCGCCTTGCTCCATCGGCTGGCCGCGTGATGGCTGTTGCCCCGGCGCGGTGCTGGTGTGTGGACGGGGCGCGAAAGCGCTGACGGCAACTGCCGCCGCCACGGAAAGGACCGCACCCACAGCAGCGCCAGCGGCCAGGGCCGCCGCACTGCCAGCGACCGCCGCCGATCCGAAGGCGTGCAGAAACGCCAAGCCGAGTTGGGGTGCGTAGGCGGCAATGGCGGCTGTGACCGCGATGACAGCCACCGCCCGAAGCACCTTACCCATGTGACCACCTCATTGAATTGGAGCGGCGTTGCCCGATTGAGCCTAGATCCCCGCAAAGCGGACCCGCCCAGGCATCAGGCTTCCCGTTGTTGGGCGCGTCGCGTCGCCCTCGATGGCCGGGCGGGCATCCCGGTAACTCTGGTGCGGCGCTGTCCGATTGAGCCTCCCTTGCCGCCGCGCGGCCCCGCCCAGGCATCGGACTTGTCGTTGTCGGCCGCGCCGCGTCGGCCTCAGAAAGGTGGGCGGGATGCCGGCCGGGCTGGGGAGCAGCGCCGGCCGATCCGGTTAGCCGAAGGTGCCCTTGATGATCGCAGCCGGGTAGCGGTTCGCCAGGGCGACACGCTCTTCGCAGCGCATTGTCAGCAGGTTCTTCTCGAAGTCGTCCGCGTTCTCCGAGGAAATCAGCACCTCCGGGGCAAGGCGATCGTAGAGCTTCTGCCGCCGATAAGCGCCGACTGAGAAGCTGCCGGCCGGCATGGCCGTGGTGACAGCGACCGGCAAACCGAAGAGTGTCGGAGCCTCGGACTCCCCGACCTTGCCGTTGATCGGGTCGAGGGAGATGTATCCTCCGGCCGCGTCCTTCAGCAGCTTAATCATCCACCAGTCGAGCGGGTTGAGGATGATGCCATCGGGCACGAACTCGGCCAGGGCGAGTTGCGCGATAGCCTGCCCGATCCGGTCAATCCGTGTCGGGTTCGTAATCGCCATGCCGGCCGGCACGGCAAACGCGGTCGCGACCGTCAACATCCCAGTCAGGTTCTCCCCGGTGCCGTCACCGGACAGGATTTGCACGTCCTCCGCCAGTTGGAGGCCATAGCGCATTTCCGTGTCGACCTCGCCTTGCAGCTGCGCCGCGTCGTCGGCAGCCTGCCGGGTCAGCTTGGACAGGTGCGCGATGGTCCGCACCGGCGTGTTGACCTTCGTCCAGCCATATTCGCTGTAGGGTTTCTGCGTCCCTTCCGCGACCGGACGCGCGTTGTTGGTGCGCAGCGTCTGTTGCGCATAGTCGATCGACCCGCTGGTGGTCGGGATAACGGTCAGCAAGTCGCGGACCCGGATCAGTCGGCGCGGCGCGCTGGCAATTTCGCGATCCTGGTCCCGATAGATCAAGCCGCCGCCTGAGCCGCCGACAGTCGTGATCGCCTTCAGTTCGATGCGTGCGCCGAGGCCGGGGCGGTAGCGCCCATCCTGAAGCGCCTTCAGTTCCGACGACGCCGCAACCTGTGCCCCGTAGGTGTCCACGAACCCGCCGCCCGAACCGCGCGGGCGATCGGCGCGCTGTTCCAGTTCCTCGATCCGCGCCATCAGTTCCGCGGCCTTGGTTTCGGAGCCGGTGAACTTGCTGGTGAACCAGTCGCGTAGTTCGTTGCCGATTTCGGTTGCGGACTTGCTTTGGATTGCCGGGAACGGGTGGTCTGGGCCGCGCATGTAACGGCCCTTGGCCCGCTCGGCCGGGGTCATGGCTCCAAGCAGCGCCGCCCCGCCGGAAAGCATGGTCAGTTTGCGCATGAGTTAAGGTTCCTGTGATGGTCGAACATTTCGGGAACCGTGATACAGCGCTGGATCAGCGCGCGGCGTTATGCGTAACGAAAAAGTTGAACGCCCATTCAACAACGACGCGGGCAAGGGCGCGCTCCACCTCTTGCTTGTTGAGCGCCTCCTGTTCGGTGATCCGGCCATCTGTAATCAGTGCGTCGAGAATGTCGTAATTGGCCGGCACGCGATAGACTGCCACCCCCTCATTCTGCCGCTGGCGATACTTGCGCTGCCGGTCGGCGCGGGTGGACATCAGCCCTTGCTCAACTCGCGCAGCATCTCAGCACCGAACTTCTCGATCGCCAGCGCCTGGCCGCGCAGCCATGCCGCCGTCTGTGTCGGGGTACTGGCGACCAGCACCCGCTCAGACGCGGCGGTCAGCGCCGCCGTGGCGATGATCGCGGGATTGATGCCGGCAACGGTCAGGCTGTCGAAATAGGCGTGCATCTGACGCTGAAGCGCAACGATCTCGGCTTGTTCGTCGGGTGTCATGGCTCTCTCCGGTCAAAGTTCGCACGAAAGTTCGCACCGGGCCGCCAAGTTCGCACCGGTGCGAACTTTCGCGAACCACTGCGAACCTGTCGGCGCATGGTGGATGGATAGAAGAACGGCAGTATTCAGCCGTTTCCGGGCGGTCGGGTCAGTGTTGGCGAGGTTCGCACTGGTTCGCAGCAAGTCGAAAGTGCGCGCCAAAGTTCGCACCTCCCCCGATCAGGGAGGAAAAAATCTCTGCGTGGTGGGCGGACCGGTGTAGAGGACGACGGCTCCGGGCACTTTCGAACACCCCCCCCGGGGGTCAGTGGCGTGCGCGGCTCACTGCGGCGCGCACGGTGGCGAGGATCGCTTCGCCGGCCTCGTGGTCGCCCATGGCCTGTCCGAGCAGCACGGAAGCCGCAGCGAGCAGCGATGCCGTCGCCCACAACGCGTCATCTGTGCGGGCGCTGGCCAGGGCGATCAGGTCAGCTTGCAGGGCTTTGTCGCTGGCCATCATGCCCGCGGTCCCATCATCTCGGCCAGCTTCGCCAGCCCCTTGGGCGTGACCATCACAGTGGATCCGATCTTGTCCGGCCCGTTCGGTGACGGGATGCGGGTGGTTCGTTGCTCCACCAGCCCCGAACGCTCTTTGTCGGAGAAGCACTGCCAGCGGCCCGACGCCTGTTGCCGATAGATCCAGTGGATCGCGTGCATGTGCTTGAACAGGTCGTCCCGGCCCATCTTCAGCACCTTGGACGCCTCGGTCACATTGATCGCGCCGCGAGCATCAGTCAGCCGGTCGAGTGCGTCCGCCTTTGGCTGAAGCCCATCCAGGCGATCCATACGGCCCATGAGAAGCGCGCGAAGCGTGGCGTTGTCATCAAGATTCGGCGCTGCGGTCGCCAAGCCGTAGCCGCCGGTTCTGCGGATCGAGGGCAACACCTCGGCTGTCACCCATTTGCGGAAGCGTTTCGCTGCCGCCTTTCGGCTGCGCAGGATGAGCGCGTATAGGCCACTCTCGTTGATGGCGGCGGCAGACTGTGGACCCCCAAGGGTGTCGACTACTACCGACCCCCTTTCGTCATCATCCAAGCGAGCCAGCGCGTCGCGGTGATTGGCGATGTCGAGCGCGGCACACACGTCCGCCGCGACAAACCACGGCTGTCCGCCCCGGTCCTCTATCCGGACAGGGCGCGTCTCGAATTGAAATGGCACGATCGCGTTCATGGGATGCTCCATGTTGGCCCTCGCCAGCGGCGGGGCACGGTGTCGAGATTTTTCCTCGGTCCCGCTGGAGGGACCGCACGGTCCCGCTCACGGGACAATTGGCAACAATGTTGCGCCTCACGGTCCCGCTGGCGGGACCGCTCCACGAGAGAGGCCGAATTATGAACGGTCCCGTCAGAGGGACACATAACAGTTACCAGTGTAGGGTGGCCGATCAGCGGGTCAGGTAATCCATGCTCGGCCCCGATCGGCCTGGCCACGCCACCCAAGTCAGCCGCCATGTCGATGCCGCCGGACCAACCTTCACACTGAAGGCCCCGACCGATGTGGGCACGATGAAGCCGGCATCCGTCAATTCGGCCAAGGCGCGCGCGGCCGGGTTTTTCGTTAGGCCCGTCGCCTCGGCAGCTTGCCGGACAGAGAGGACGATCGCGCCGTTGTTCTTCCCGTTGTCGAGGCTGGCGAGGTGGAGCAGCACCTTGACCGCGCCGCCGCTCAGGTCTCGAAAGGCCGGGCACGCCAGCATGGCGTGATCCAGCCGAATATGCCGCGTATGGCGATTGCGGCCATTCGCCATCAGCCGGGCCATGCTCGATCAGTCGGCCGCGCGGACGGCGGCTCCCAATGCCTCCACCAGCGCCGGAATGGCGTCGGGTCGCAGGACGATGCCCTTGGGCGTCGGCACGCGGTCGGCGCCCTTGCCGTCTACATAGGTCCGCACGTCCACGAACCGCGTCCCGTGATAGGTGGCGACGGACACGCGTACCTCTTCCCGGCTGTTCTTGCGGATCGTGGCGACAGGGATCGCGTCGGGGTCAGCCATTGGCCCGGTCCCCTGCGGCGGCGGCTTCCTGTGCGGCGAAGTGCTTCGCCAGGGTGGACCGGCGGGCGCAGACAGTCCGGCCAGCCTTGAAGGTCGGAAGCTCGCCCTTCTCATGCAGATGCAGCACCTGCCGCTTGGTCAACTGGAGGTGTGCGGCGATGGCATCAGCCCCGTAGAGTAGGTCCGCCGCATAGTCGTTCTGTGCGTCACTCATGCGTCACTCCTTGCGTCACGGACGCGCCCGAGCGTCCGCGAAAGTGGCGGATTTCCGCCGTTTGTTGAGGGTCGCCGCGTAAGTCGACCGGGCGAGAAAAAGGCCCGCTCCGAGGGTCGGAAACGGGCCTTAAGTACTTGTTTCTACAGCGCTATTTAGCCGCCGCCTTGGCTATGTTGGTTTCTTTGGCGTAAAATACTGCCTTCGGCCCATCGGCATCCAGATCGGCCTCGGCCGCCTTGTCCTCCAGCCACTCCTGCGTGACGGAACGGCCCATGTTCGGGTTGGTGACGTAGAAGTTGGCCCGGTCGAGGTGTTCGCCCTTGGCGACCATCTCTTCTGGGTACTCGTACAACACCGGCAGCTTGCGCTTGTCGATAACCTTGCCGTCGCGGATGTCGCGGAACAGGGCGAGCTTCGATTTGAACACGCCGGCCGGGGGCTTGTCCGACTGTGTGGTCAGATAGATCGTGTACCCTTCGGGCCGCGACACCTGTCCGCCCGTCGCCTCCTTCAGCATGGAATCGGCGTTTGCCATCTCGCCGAACAGCCACAGTTCGTCCACCAACACCCGGCTGGCTTTCGTCCCTGCGACCGTCGCGCTGTCAGCCGCCAGCACCTTCAGCGTCGACTTCATCTCGCGGTGCGTGATGAGCTTCAGGTGATCCTGGTGGTGGAGAAGGTCCTTCAGTTCCTCATCTGCTTCGATCATGCCCACCGCGGGATCGAAGCTGTTGCCGGCGACCTCCTTGGTTGGAGCGAGGATCAGGTTGCGGTCATAGGCGCGAAAGCCGCACGCCAGTTCGGTGAGCATGATGCCGGCCGCCAGGGTCGACTTCGTGTTCTTCTTCGAGATGAGCAGCAGGTATTCCTTGATGACCTGCTGCGCCGTCTCGGGATCGAACGCGCCGAACACTGCCGCGGCGAAGTCCAGCAGCCATTCGTCGCTCGCCTCACCGAACGTCGGCTGGCCGGGCAGGTCCACGATCCGCAGGGACGTGAACACCGCCATTTTCTGCTCGGCAGATGCCGGAAACAGCGGCCTGAAAGGGATCAGCGACCGGCGCTCGCGGATGCGACGTTTCCAGTCGAGGCATGCCGTCGACCAGGTGGGCTCCGGCACGCTCCTACTTTACCGCGGTGAGGTTGGGCGGACCGACCGGGCGGAACCGGCTGCCGCCCGCCACCTCGCGCGCCCGGTCCTGCGCGGCCGCCTTTTTGCCCTGCGGCGCCGATGCCTCGTTGATCGTCTTGAACGCGGTGGCCAATTCCTTCAGCGTCTTGGCCCGGCCGCCTAAACTGAGCGCTGCCAACATGCCGTCGCGGCGCTTGCTGTCACGATCGTCGGCCGTCTCGTTCTCGATCATGTCCTCCAACTCGCCCTGATGCGTCGTGGTGGCGTCGAGTTCGTCCAGCATCCTAGCGACCAGCCCGCGCCCGCGCTCGGCGATGACAGCCGATTCCGGGACCGGCTGCGGCTCGGCGGGCGCGCGCGGTGCCGCGGCTTCCGAAGTTCGCACCGGTGGGAGCCTGCGAACCGCGCGAACCCAGCCCTGTGCCTTGGCGCGCTTCCGAATAGCCGTGTCAGAAATACTGTACCGGTCAGCTATTTCCCGGACCGAAACGTCGCCGGCCAAGTATTCAAGCTCGATGCGGTCCCATTCCGCCTCGGTTTTCCGGTTGGCCATAAGCAAGGCCCTCCCGGCCGAAAGTTCGCACCTCCGACAATCGGGAGGAAAAAATCTCTGCGTGGCGGGCGGACCGGTGTAGAAGGCGGCGGGTCAGCGGACTTTCCGACACCCCCCCCCGGCGCGTGGGGTGGGAGAGGACCCGAAAGGCGGATTCACACACGTCCCTTGCCAACAGGGTCGGTGTAAATCATTCTGCGAAGGATCGCAGGGGGTGTCGCTCCGTGGCTACAGACAGCAACGATGATCGCTACCGGCGCTGGCTCTTAATTGCGCTAGCGATAATCAGCATGATGGTGCTGGCGGGGCTCTTCTGGGGCCTTTGGGTGAGCCGCTATGATTGCGTCGCCACCGATTTCGTCCTTTCCAACTGGAAAGTCGTTCTGGGCTTGCCGTTTATGAGCCTTGCATCCTTCATTATTGTGGCGCTGTTCCGCCAACCCTCCGATCCGATCGAGTTTGCCGGATTAGGCTTCTCAGTCAAAGGATCGGCGGGCGAGGTCGTACTGTGGTGTCTATGCTTCCTGTCGATGGCGGGCGCGGTGAAACTGCTTGCCTCTCCAGACTACCATTACGCTGGCTGTTCCCGCGTTATCGAGGACGATCGCGCTGAGCCGATACCTGACCTCTTCTCCAATCAGGTAAGTCAGCCCCAAGCTGAGTAACTCTACGCAGATGCGCCGCGTTCGGCAGCCTGCTTCTTCCGGTCGTGGCAGGGCTTGCACAGGGTCTGAAGGTTGCGCTCGTCCCAGAAAAGCACCTCGTCACCGCGGTGCGGGCGCTTGTGGTCAGCGACCAGCTGTGACGTGTCGGCGGTCATGTAGCCGCATCCGGGCCACTGGCAGGTGAAGCGGTCACGGGTCAGGATGGCCATGCGCAAGGCACGCCAGCGGGTCGTGTTGTACCACTTGCGCCAGGGGGCGAAGAGCGTCCGCTGCTGGTCGACGGTACGCGCTGCCGGCTCCAGCGAGCCGAGGCGCGGTGAGAGCGACGACAGGTTGCTGCCGATCGCCTTCAGCTTACCCACGGAACACCCGCCAAATCGCCCGTGCGATCCTCTCACCCTCAGCGATCAGCATGGAGGCACGGGCGGGGCCGTGGTGGTGGATCAAAATATTCTGCATACCGTTGATCACGACAACGGCAGGAGGTTGTATGGAGATCATTCGACTACCGGAAGGCGAAGTCGCTTCTGAAACATGCGATTGCATCCAGATCCAGACGACAAGCGATGGCAGATTTGAGTTGGCCGGATCGGCTCTCATGAAGTGCGGCGACAGCGACGTCACAGAGTCGGTTTCGATCACCGGTGGCCAGCCTTACGCAACTTATGAGGCTGCCGAGGCGGCCGGGCTCGCATGGGCGAACGAACTCTGTGTCGAGCAGGTCCACGTGGCCAGATCTCGCGGTGACGAGGAACTCCCCGACATCTATGACCGACCCGAGGAGTGAGCCATGCCGTTCCTCAGGCAAGGAACGGGCTAGCCGCTAATCTGGCTCACCGTAGTAGATTTGAGGATGCCTTCGGACACCGCCCGGAGCGCACCGCTCCGGTGGTTGGTAGTGGGGAGTGCAAGGCGCCTACGTCCCAGATCATCTAGCCCCGATGCCGCTATGGCGGCGGTGCCCTCTCAGGCTGCCACGCTATCTACATCATGGGGCGACAATCGCCAAGCCTCGATCTTCATCGCGAGCGCGCCACCGAAGCTGACCAGCGCGCAGTTGCCGTAGCCCTCCACCACCGTGCCCACCAGCCCGGCGAGGGAGGGCATCTGGGTCACGTCGACCTGATCGCCAGCGCTGAGCGTCCGCACCTCCTTGCGCAATGCCATGCGCCGCTCATGCTCCGCCTGCCGGATCGCCCGGCGGCGCGCTTCCTCGCTCTTAATTGCGGCGATCCGCACCGCATCTGCCTCGGCCCGGCTCTCCGCATCACGGCGCTGGCGGAGCAGCTCGGCGGCGGCGGCTTCCTCGTTGCGCAAACCCTGCACCTCGGCCGACCCGACTTCCGGAATGCGGCCGGCGTGGCGGAAAATGGAGAACGGTGGGTGCAGGCTGGCAGGATCGGCGAGCATATCGGCCAGCGCTGGCAGGTGCCGCGCCCTGGCGAACACGAAGGTCGGCAGGATCGCCGCGGCAATCTCCACCGTTGGCTTGCGCCCGTCGATCAGCCGACAGCGCCCCGGCTTGTCCCGCTTGAACGTCTTGCGCGGCGTCCACGCCTCCAGCCCTGCCGCGATCAGGAAATCGGCCAGCGCCAGTGTCCGTCCGCCTGAGGTCCGCAGGATGCACCACCGGTTCGTCGCCTGGTCAGCAATGCCGCCGCTAGCCCGCCCCATTATCAACTCCCGCTCACCTGATCGTATATAGAACACTTGTGGAACATGATTACCCAGGGACGCTGCCCGACCGGGTACATCGGTTGACCGCAGCAGGTTTCTTGCTGGGGTGATCGGTAGCCGCAGAGACACGCGAACTCGCGCTTGAGCATATCATGCGGCATCCGAGTGCGGAGCCGCAGCGGCAGCGCGCATCGCCTCACCCTTGCGCCGCTCTTCCTCAGGGTCGATCCCGAACAAGCGCTTGTAATCCTCCGCGGTCGGCGCGCGGCAGGGCCGGTCGGGATCGGCGTTGGTCGGCACTTGCGCTGGTGCATGCGGCGACGACGTAGCGGCGCGGTTGTTGGCGTAGCGTCCAACGCTGAACCGCTTGCAGATTTCGTCCAGCTCGGCCGCATTCGGACGCTCGCTGCCAGGCGCGGGCAGGGCTTCGGGCCGATTGTCGGCACCTTGCCAGACGCGCGCGACATGCAAGTCGTTGGCGCGCAGCCGTTGCACCTCGGCCATGATCGCCGGCACGACCTTGGAATGGTGGTCGGCCGACTTCATGGCCACAGCGGCCCCCTTTCGCAGGAGGTCGGCCGGCACGTCCGCCAGCACGATCGTGGCGGCTTCCAGCCATGCGTCCTGCGTGTCCACGTCCATGCCGACCGGTGCGACAAGATTGAGGCACGGTGTCAGGATCGAGATGAACTCGGCGTCATCAGCCCGCCTGGCGACGTTGGAGCCAGCGTTGGCCAGCGTCGACCGTGCGTCCCATACCGCTTGCCGAATGACCGCGCCCGTTTCCTCCCATGCCGTCGGCTCGTGTCCCAGTGCGTCGTCCATCTCGATTGTCCTGTTCGATGATCCAGTTTGCCCATGCTCGTTGCCAGTCACGCTTGCGGCCGACCCGGTCATCCGCGTTTGCGGCCCAGTTGCGGAAGCTCTCCAGCGCGGCGCGGCCCCATTCCCGTCCGCGGCGATCGACGATCTCCCGCGCCACGGTGCCGTCGGCGAAGCGAATTGGCTTCCAGTCATCAGGCATGCGGGTAGGCTGGGCCTTGGGGTCGGCTTGGCGCGTGCGCCTCGTAGGAGGCGAAGCCTCCGGAGAGGTGATGGTTCTTGACGGTTTGTCCGAAGCGGCTTCGGGGGTCGGCGTCGTTCCCTTCGGGGGTGAAGCGGCTTCGCCCCGCAGCGGCTTCGGGGGTGAAGCCGCTGCGGGGGTGGGGTGGATGATGTAGCGGCAGCCCCGGCCGGGGACCTCCTGCCGGCTCATTTGCCCCGCCGCGACCAGGGACTTGATCGCCGCCTGAACGGTCCTGTCACTCTTGCTGCACTTGGCTGCTAAGGTGGCCATGGAGGGCCAGCACAGCCCCTCGTCGTTGGCACAGTCCGCCAGCGCGAGAAGCACGATCTTCTCGCTGTCGGGCAGGGCGATGCTCCACACCGCCGTCATGATGCGGACGCTCATGATCGTGCCGTGCCCGGAAGAAGGTGCCGGCTTTCACAGAGACCTTTCTCGCCGATCGTCTTAGTAGGCGAGGGCGGACTTTGCTTCTGCTCGAATGGAAAAGGATGTCTCGGATGCCGAACTACGCTGCCCGCTTCAATCAGCAGTACCTGCTCAGCATCGGCAAGGTAGTTGCTACGATCGTTGCCGCGATCGGTGATGACCAGCCGGAGGTAACGGCTGCAATGGAAGAGGCTCTTGGCGACCTCCTTGAAACTGCTCAGCAGTTTCCAACCGGAAATCCTGCAATCGAGGTGCAAGCGCTGCGGAGTTGTGCGGGATTGTAGAGGTCTGCTCACACGCGCCCCCAAGGCCCGCACAGGCCTGTCAAAGTGGCGTCGTGGTCACGGACGATCCAGCGACCGACGTAATAGCCGGGGCGGGCGGTCGCGATAACGCGATCAGAGGTGGCGCGGTCCTTTGCCTCGCGCCCGGTCGCGCCGACGCTCCCGATGCGGATGACGTGGTGGATGCGCTCGCCGCTCATGCTGCGATGCTCCCGGGCGCGGACAGCGCGTCCACCGCCGCGATCCGCTCGCCGATCCACCGCATGACAGGAACGGCCATGGAGTTGCCCAGAGCCTTGTAGCGGGGTCCGTCAGCCATCGGCTTTCCTCGATGCGGGGCCAGCGTGTAGTCGTCGGGGAAACCTTGGAGGCGCTCGCACTCGCGGGGAGTGAGGCGGCGGACGGCAGAGCCGAGGCGTATACCCTGCTGGATGTTGCTGCTGTCGTTCGGAATCTGTGCGTTCAGCGTAGGATAGATGTCGCGTTCCCATGCGAAGCTGTTCGCTTGTTCACTGGCCGTGAACGCCACGGCCGGCGGGTGCATCCCGCGCGCGAGCGGATGGCATGGGTCGCCCGACTTGGGGTTGCTATAGTTCGCCGCGCTGGTGATCTGCGTCGTGTCGAACGGCACCGGCACCAACGGCGTACCACGCCCCGTGCCATCTTCGCTGGCGTCAAAGCCTTCGCCGCGCAGCGCGTGGGCGACAAGCATTGTACCGGCCGTCTCCGCCGACATGCCCGGATAGCGATTGCCGCCAGTCACGTTCCCGCCAGCCGCGAGAGTAGCAGCTTGCTCAGCGACGAAGGTTTCGCAGTCGAGGTCGTAGCGGCCACCTGAATGGGCGGCGACGGCGGTAGCTACATCGGTGGGATGACAGTTTGCTCCACCGCCGAATGCCTGGTCGGGGGGCCTCCCGTTGGCCGTCCGTCCGGCACCGCTGCTCGACTCTCCAGGGCCGAATGGAGCGCGGTCGGCAACTCCCTCCCGCGCTTCTCGGCGCGGCGCAGAATGCCCCGACAGGCTGTGGCGCTCAAAAAGTACCGCAGCGGCACGTCGCCAGTCTCCAAGATATCCGACAACGAACACGCGACGGCGCCGCTGTGGAACTCCAAAGAACTGAGCGTCCAGAACTCGGTAGGCGAACCCATACCCGAGTTGCCCCAGCCCTCCGAGGATGGCGCCAAATGCCCGTCCTCCGTTGATGGACAGGACGCCGGGGACGTTCTCCCACACCAGCCAGCGGGGCCGTGTGCGATCAGCAAGCCGGAGAAACTCAAGGCTGAGGTTGCCACGGTCGCCATCCAGTCCCGCTCGCAGGCCGGCGACGCTGAAGTCCTGGCAGGGGGTGCCTCCGACAAGAAGGTCAATTGGCCCATATTCGTCGCCCTGGATGGTGGTGAAGTCGCCGTGCAGCGGCGTGTCCGGATAGTGGTGCGCGAGGATCGCGCGCGGCGCGGCTTCGATCTCGCTGTACGCCGAAGCCTCCCAGCCGAGCGGCTTCCACGCTACCGTGCTGGCGCTGATGCCTGCGCAGACGTCAAGATAGCGCATCACGCCACCACCCCCGCCGCTTCGCGCAGCTTGCGGGCGTGTTCAGCCAGGGCGGCAGAGCGCGCGTTCAGCAGCTTGGCCGTGAAGACCAGATCGGTGCCGTCGATCGGGCTACGGCCATCCGTCTTGTACCGAAGCCCGCGGGAGGATATGCCGATGGCGTCGGCCACTTCCTTTTGACCGCCCTTGCCGAGTAGTTCGGCAGCGCGCTCCAGTCCGACCATCCGCACGACCGGGCTTGCCAGCGTGGCACGTTGTTCCTCGTTTGAGGAACCGGTGACAGGTCCTTGCATCACATGCGCTCCCGATGTTCGCAGCCGCGCGCCGCGCCGCAGAGGAAGCACGGGGCCGAGGGCGGTGCCGCGGCGATGCGGGTCGCGATCTCATGCTGGAGTTCGTTGGCCGACTTCGGCTGCCGGACGATCTCGTCGGAGATGCGGAAGCCGTTCTGGTTCAACCACGCCTTCGCGGCCGACCGGCTCTTGCCCAGCATCGCGGCGACGTCGTTCACGCGGCGGCCGACGAGTTCGGAGGTTTCGGGCCGGCTCACCGCCGCTTCTCCCACTTGGCCCGACATTCCGTGCAGCGGAGCATCCCGCCACAGGTCAGCACGGGCATGTCCTCTTCCAGACATGCGTTGCAGGTGCCGATGACCGGATCGGGACGCACCGCCGCGCGTGCGGCAGCGATGGTGCGATCCGCCGCAGCGGCGGCGAAGTCGTTCGCCTGGTCTACAGGATCAGCCACTATGCGGCCTCCACCATCGGCGCGACGTAGTCGGTGTCTCGCTCCAGCCGCTTCCGGCATGGCGCGATCCAACGAAGGCGGGTCACGTCCTCGCAGCCCTTGATCCAGACCAGCCACGCGTAGGCGGTCGCCGTGGAGCCTTCCGGCGCCAGCCGGCCCTTGTGCATCACCACGCGCTCGGAGAATTGCAGCACGTCGGAAGGCGGGTTGACTGCGAACAACCGTTCGTACCGGCCAACGCCTTCCAGGAACGCGCCGCGCACGATCATCGCTACGCCGATGCGGCTGGTCTCCATCGCTCGCGCAATGAACTGCTCGGCCAGGCGGAAAGGGGGATTGGTGATGGTCCAGTCGACCTCGGCTAGGGGGCCGGGGAAGAGGAAATCGGCGACAGGGAAGCCCGCGCCATAATCGTGCACGTCCGACGCCTCGACGTGGTGGAACGCCTCACGGAGCGGTGCGACCATATACCCGCGATTCGCCGCCGGCTCGCGGCAGGTCATCAACTCCAGCGGGGGACGGCTGAGTTCGTCGAGCCAGCGACACAGGGCGCGCGTTGCCCAAGGTGGCGTTGGGAAGTCGTCAAGGCTGTCGTGCGCCTCAACCCGGCGCTGCATAACTGCGGTGGAGCGGTTCTGGCTCATGCCGCCACCCGCGCCGGCACCACGATCGGATGCCACCCCAGGGTTGATCGACCGAGGCGGAACAGCTGCGTCGGGAGCGCCGTGGGCTCGAACCGGTGAAGGCGGTCCGAACGGAAGGACACCGGCTCCGCTGAAAGGTGGGGCCACAGCGGAGCCGGCGAGTTTGCGCCGAGAGGATACCTCAGGCGAATTCCAAGCATACCGCAGTTAGGAGCAGCGTTCCTTAACCCAAGTTGGCACACGTTCTCGTTCGCGGAAGCAGGCTCCCGCGCCATCATTCCAGCCATCTGTTCAACTCCTGCGGGGTTGGACCCGCGCTAGATCCTTGGGGTTAGGCGGCGCCGCGCAGTTCGTCCGCCTCACGCACGATGGCTTGCATCGCGGGCAGGTGCGGCCGGAGCAGCGTGGCAACGGCAAGTGTTTCGTTGTGGTCGCGGTGGCCGTCCGACCGGGAGCGGACCAGCTCGCCCATGGCGTCGATCACGCCAGCGGCGACGGTCAGGTCATTCGCGGCCTCGGAGTGGAGCGGGCACAGGCGGAACCCGTAGGATGCCAGCACCTCGTCCAGCGCGGTTTCGTCCGCCAGCAGCGCGTCGAACATCGCTTTGCCGCTGGTGGAGCCTCCGCCCAGAATGTTGTCGAGCGACCGCGTGGTACGGCCCATGCGATCCGCCAGCGCGCCCTTGCCCAGCTTGGCCGCGACGCGGGCGAGTCCTGCGACAAACAGCGTGGCGAAGGTCGCTTCATCGGGACCGCTGCGCTTCGGAAGGACGTTGCGCGGTATCACAGGTTATCGCCCATCCCATGAACAGCACCACCCTGCATGCCGCCCCGCGCCCAGTCCGCTTGGCGATCGCTCGCGCGCTGGTCGCGGCGATGGCGAACCAGCCCCGCTACGGAGCAGCCGAAGCCGATCGCGAGCAGGATCGACGCGGGGATGGCGACTGCCGCGGCAATGACGAGAAGCGGACTCATGCAGCAATCTCCATGGGTTCGGGTGAATGATGGCCGGCGGCAGTGGCGGTCACGCCGCCGGCCCCGATGCGGGTGCACGGGTGGGAGGGGACCACCGCATCGGTAAGGGAACAGGGCTGGCGAAGGTCGCAATCAGCGACGGTGCACGACCGGGCTTCCGGGTGGCCGTCCCAAGCGCCGCAGCGACACGTGGTCATGCTGCCAGCCCTCCGCCGGGAGCGGTTGCGACGCCCCCGGCTTCGGCTACGGTGCTGGTGCGAACAACCACCGGAGACGATGAATGGGATATGATTTCGCCCGTGAACAAGCCGACTTGGCGGCGAATGTCATGGCGCGCCTCATTGAGCAGCTTGCTCGATCCGGAGCAATCACAGGAGCCGACTGCGTACAGCTTGCTGGTTACGGATCGCTGCGCGCCGAAATTGCGCCGGACGGGCCGGCAAGGCGGTTCTTCAACCATTGGACGAGCCACGTGCTGGAGTCCGCATACTCCGCAAAAGATCGCTCAATGCCTCGGCCGGAATGATCGGCCGCAGGCATTGAGCGATTTCCCACTCGGTCTGACGCCGCCAACCGCCGACGATGGCTTCGTGCGAGCGGGTCATGCCGCAATCCCTTCGGGTTGGGTGGGGCGGTACTCGGCCATGAAGCTGCGGACCTTGGCCTCGGTAGCCCGGCGCAGTTCGCGGCCCGCCGCAAGGTTTGCGATCAGATTTGCGTCGCCAATAGCCTGTCGACCGAAGGTAGTGGCGGGGACACCGTGCTTCGCTCGAAAGCGTTCGATGTCGGCAAGTATGTCCGCGTCGTTCAGCATGTCGGAAACATAGTCGGATGTATCCGACATCGCAAGTCGGAAACTTCAGGCTTCCGACAAAAGCCGCCGTGTGGGACATGTCCGACATGGCATCTGCCGAAGATTTGAAGGGCCGGCGCCTCTACGAAGCGCTCATGGTGCTGAAGCCATCCAACCTGCTGGAGGGCGAGTGGGCGAAGCGAGCAGGGGTTAACCGTGGGTACTTTACCGACCTGAAGAAAGCCGCCGGCGGGTCGCCGCGATCGGACAACATGCGGAAGGTGCTGGGCGCGATCGGCTGCACGGAAGCTGATCTGTACCGGGCTGCGTCCGGTGACCCTGATGCCGCTTCTGACCATCTGCCAACCCGCACCGCCGATGCAGGCGAAATGGTCGAGATTGCCCGTTTGGACCTGTCTCTACCCATGGGGCCGGGCGCGCTGGTAGACGATTACGTCGAGCAGGAAGCGCTGCACTTCGACGCCGGCTACATCCGCTCGTTCACCCGCACACCGCCGCACCGGCTGCGTCTCGCTGGCGGGGCAGGGGACAGCATGTTTCCCACGCTGGTCCCGAACGATCTGGTGTGGATCGACACGACACAGAACCAGTTGCTGCACGCCGACCGGATTTATGCAGCCTCGATCAATGGCGGCGCGGCCATCAAACGGTTGCGGCCGATCGCGGGCGGTCAGCGCATCCTGGTCATATCCGACAACAAGACGATTGAGCCTTACGAGGTCGACGCCGACGAGGTGGTGATCTGGGGTAGGGTGATCCGGTTTGCGAGGGATCTGTAATGCCGTTTGATAAGGACGAATGGAATCGCGCAGCCGTTCGCGGCGAAGCGGGCGGCGCTTACCTGTCAATCGCGATAACTATTAACCCCATTATCGTTGCCCTAGAGAAGATTGAGGCAAAAACGGGTGTCGATCTGACAGAGGAAAAAAAGCGTCTCGACGAAATCAACATCGATGCCTTTAAGCGCTTTCAGGAGCTCACGGGTTGGACGTCGGCTGAATGAGCATAGATGACTCGCAGCGCGAAGCTTGGCGCGCTATGCAGGCGTCTCGCGGTCGAAACCATGGGACTGGCGACCTCCCCTTGCGCGGAGGGGGAGGAGGGGGCACATCAGATGCCATGACACAGCGCGTCACTCGGCTTGAGGTTCAGATGGAGCACGTTAGCGCGGCGCTCGCGTCTATCGACAGCAAGCTCGACAAGGTGAACGACAAGCTTGTTCAGCTTCCAACAAAGGCGGATCTACGGAGCTGGCAATGGCAGTGGATTGCCACCGGCGTAGGCATCATTGCCCTCACGGTAGGCGGGATCACAGGGGGCCTTTCTCTGATTGCCCATTTCGCCGGCTAAGTGCTGGCGCTGTCGCTTGCGATCGTCGGCGCTGACCATCCCAACCGTCGCGGCCCGACTCGGTGGTTCGAATTGAACCTGTGCGCTCCCGGTGAGCCGGTCGAGCTCCGCCCCGAGCCGAAGAATCCCAAGGACCCTTATGCCGTCGCGGTCTACTCCTGCCGTGGTGTGCAGCTGGGCTATGTCACCGCAGAGCGGGCGCCGTGGATCGGGAAGCTGATCGGTGAGGGCCGGGAGATTGTGGCCGTGTTCCAGGGCAAGGCATCGTTCGGTGGCTGGGCACGGGTGGCGTTCGACGGCGAGCAGCCGTTGCTACCGGTGCCGAGCGTGCAGGCTGATCGCCTGCCAAACACCGAATCTACAGCAAACGACGATGCCGGGTTCTGGCCCGATCCTGTATGGGATGATGAGTAAGAAATATCCGACTGGCGCTTGACGTGTCGGAAACATCCGACTAACGTTCTTCTCATAGCCGCACCACGCGGCCTGGAGGAACGTCAGTGCTTCACCAGCCCGAACTGGATAGCGCCACAGAACGATTTCTGATCGACGGGGCAGGGGAGGGCGCAACGCCTGTCCCCGCCGCGATCGCGCCGCTGCTGGCCGACGCCGCAGGCCACGCCGCCGATGCCCTGCCCGAGCTTCTGATCCTCGCCCGCGGTGGTCAGCACTTCGCCACCCGGTTCCGCCGGTATGCGGATGAGGTGATCCACTGCCTGGCCAGCGGGCTGGAAGCGGTGCTGATCGCGTCGCACGACGCCGAGGCGGCAAGCATCGGCCTGCCGCGCAAGGACGGCGAGGATGCGCTTGCCGCCGCCTGTCGTGATTATCTGGACCGGGCTGCCGGCTGATGCGGAGGTCTGCGCCTCTTACCCGTCGCACGCCGCTCCGCCGAAAGCGCGACACCCCGCGCCGGGCCAAGCGGGCGACGAACAGCCGCAAGGCCAAGTCTGCCGCAGAGCGCGCTTTCCACGCGATTGTCGCTGACATGCCTTGCATCGCCTGCCGGCAACGGCCGGTTGAGGTGCACCACGTGGTCAGCGACGGATTTAAGCGGCTGACCCGCCGGCATAGCTTGGTGCTGCCGGTCTGCCACAAGTGCCACCGCACCGGGCCGCAAGCGATCCACACGATTGGCCACGGCCCTTGGAACGAGTTGCACGGCATCGATCAGGTCGCGGCTGCCGACGCGCTGTTCGCCGAGCATGGGGGCGCACCGCGATGACCATGACCAACTGCCCCGACCTGGACACCGCGATCGGCGAGATGGAGTTCGACGCCGTCCGGCTGCGTCGCCTCCAAGCGCAAGTCGCCCGGTGCGATCCGATCAAGGACTACAGCACACTGACCGCGCGGAAGGTCGACATGGCCGACGCAGAGGAGCGCTTCCGGTTGCGGGGCGAGAAGCTCCGACTGGATGCCGACCGCCGCCTTGCCGGCCGCGCGCTGCTGCTGGTGGTAGAGCAGGCGCATAGCCTGCGCCGCGCCCGACGTCGCAAGCCTACCGTCCGCGAGCTGTCGACCGCCCTGACGATCATCACGGAATCGGCCGCTCGCGATCGTGATGAGGCGGAAGCCAGCCGCGTCCTCGCCGAGCACGACCGGGTCACTGCCAGCTTCAAGGCCGCCGCAGGCGAAGCCTCGCTGACATACCTGCGCCTGAGCGCGGCGCCTCCCACAACCTCAACGCACAAGGACACCGGACATGGCTGATCCCGGCATCGTAAGGCGCCTGGTCGAAGACGGTCAGGATCGCGAGGCTGCCATTGCGCAGGTCGACGCGGTGTTCGCCGCCATCCTCGCGCAGCTGCGTGACGGTCGTTCGGTGTCGCTCCCCAGCATCGGCACCCTGAAGGCCCCTGAAGCCACGGTGAAGGCGCCGTTCCCCGCCGGGGCGATGCGCCGGCAGCGCAAGGCGTCGCTCCGCAGCGCGCAGGTGATCGAGGCCGGCGAGCCGTTCGTGCCCGCCGGGGACCGGCCGACGCGCCGCTACTTCGGACACGGGATCATGGCCTGATGCCCGCGCAGTGCCGCACCGTCACCGTGGCTCCCGGCCATATCCTCCGCTGCCGACGCACCGCGGCCCAGTCCACCCGGCCCGGCCACGTCCGCGTGCAGGCCACCCGTCGTCCGCCGTTCGATGTCGCAGAACGGCTCTGGAATGAGGCTCCCGTCGCATGACCTGGACCGACACCGTGTACCAAGCCCTCGGCGTCACCAGTCAGCTGGTGATCGTGGGCAGTGCCGTCGCCTCCGTCGAGGCGATCCGCCGGACCTGCGCGGGCCAGTGGGGCCGCATGGTCCGCACCGCTCGCGGCGAGGTCGTCCCATCCCTCTACCCGGTCGCTTCCGCCTCAAAGGCTCCCACACCGGACCCCACCCTGATCGCGGAGGAAGCGCGTGGTCAGGGCAACCAGGAGGTGAGGGCATGATCTCGTTCGAAACCGCACGCGATATCGCTTACGCATATCGTGAAGTTGAGACGGCCGAAAAGCTGCTTGCGGAACTGGCGGAAGCCAAGACGTGGCACAAGCCGCCCGACGTGCGCGATGCCTTCGGACGGCGGCAAGATGGCTTGCAGCTGGGCGTCCCCAGCGGGGACAGCAGTCGCCGCATGTACCACGTGGCGTGGGAGTTGGCCGTTCCCATCGTGGAAGCGCACATGGCGGCGTCACGCGCGAAGATCGCGGCGCTTTGCGTGAAGGCCGCTGCCGAACTCTCCGGTCAGGGACCCACCGCATGACCCATACTGATCCAAGCGGCCCTGTGCCGGTGACGCAGGCGGATAGGGATGCGGCTGCGGATATCTACCGGCGCTTTCGCTACGGTGCGACTGTCGAAATCCAAGCCCAGATTAGGCGTGGCATTGAGCGTGGAAAGAGCGACGATGACCCTATCGTCCAAGTCTTCGCCCGCCACCGCCTCTCGTCAGGCAGCGATGTCGTTACCGTGCCGAGTGGGTGGCCAGATATCGGTGTGGACCCGCTGAAAGCGGAGCGTCCGAATGATCGGCTTGAGGCGTCGATTGAGGCATGTCGGAAGGCTTATGTCCAGCAACAGCGGGAGGTGCCTTCTCAGACTGCGCTCGTGTGGCGCTGGCATCTGGGCTCGCTTCTGGAAGCTGCAACCCGGCTGAAGGCATTGCGTGCCCGTAACGCTACCGCCCCTACACCCACGGGAGAGGGGGCGTGACCAACGACAACGAGCGCGCGAGCGAACTTGCCATGTCGCAGGCATCTGATGATCCGCGCTGGCCCAAGCGGACCCCCACACCGTCAGACGAGGTGCCTGTGCCTGTGGAGCGGGTCAGCCTCGGCAATTGTCCGCCAGGGCCATTTATCTTCAACGGCACTCTCGGCTTCAAAACCGAATATGGGCCGACCGACGCGTACTGCATGGGCACCGGCGAGGCATTCTGGGGCGGGACGACGGATAAAATCGCGCGGGCAGCGTTGCTGGTCCAGCCGGTTGAGGTCGCCGCCCTCTCTCCCGCGACCGATAAGGGGGAGGTAGCGCCAGACGAAGATTGGCTAGCAGATGTGCTGGACGACAGCCTGGATATGGACTGGACCGGACGTGTCGGTGCTCGAGCAATCATCGCAGCGTGGGGCACGCGCCATGGGGCTTGAACAAATGATGCGCGATGTGGACCCAATGAGGGTTGCCACATCCTTGGCCGCAAAAGCCCGGTTCATGGCCGAGGTTGACGCACTTTCAGAAACACGGCGTTGCAAAGGCGCGCCAGTCAACCACGACGGCTCCTGCTTTCGATGCGGTGACGATCAGGGTGAGTTCGCCCGCTGTTTCACCCGCGCCGCCCTCCAGACGAAGGATGAAGCCCATGGGTGAGCGTCCAGCCTGTGGCGCGTGCGGGGCGAAGCTGCGGAGCGATAAGTACCGCACGGATGACGACGGCTTTACCGCATGCTTGCCATGCTTCCCGGTTTCGAACCTTCCGGCAGACGCCGATCGGTTCATGGGCGGCCCGTGCTACGCGAAAGACGCCTCGATCATGGCATCCACCACAGATGAAGGGGAGGGCGGGTGAGCAGCTTCAACCCTAACGCGCGCCTTCAGACGAAGGAGGGCATCTGCGAGTACCTGGGCGGGATCAGCCCGGCCACGTACGACGCGTGGCAGGCGAGGGGCCTTGTGCCCGGCGCGGTGCAGGGCACGACGCGGTATGACGTGCGCCAGCATGATCGCGTGCTGGATCAGACCACCGGCATCGCGACGTCGCGCAAACTGTCACCACTCGAGCAGTGGGAAGCGGAAAATGCGCGCGCCGCTTAAGGGGGTCTATCGCCACCGGAAGGTGCTGCGAGACGGTACGGTCCGCTATTACTACACGATGCGCGGCGTTGGTGCGCTGAAGCCGCTTGCCGGTGATGAGGACGAGGCGTGGGGGCCCGGAACGCCCGCCTTCATGCGCGCCTATCACGAGGCCATCGGGGCGCCCAAGAAGGCGCGCGCCAGCGGCACCATGCAAGCGCTGCTCGACGCCTATCAGAAATCACCGGAGTGGGCCCGCCTCGCCCCGCGGACCAAGCGTGATTACGCCGGCGCTATCGCCAAGATCGAGGCGGAGTACGCTCGCCATCCGATCGAGGTGCTGGAGGATCCGAAGATCAGGCCGCGCTTTCTCGCCTGGCGTGACAAGATGGCCGAGGCATCGGCCCGACAGGCCGACGCGGTGTTCGGCGTGTTGCGGATCGTGCTGGAGTGGGCGCGCGATCGGGGCCTGCTTCGACACAACCATGCGACGCGACCCAAGAAGGTCTATCGAGCCGATCGATCCGAACACCTGTGGCTGCCGCCGCACATCGTTGCGCTGCGGGCTGCTGCGTCGCCCTCCATCCTGCTGGCGTTCGAGCTCGGCCTGAGTACCGGGCAGCGGAAGGTCGATCTGCTGAAGCTCGGCTGGTCCAGTTATGACGGCACGCGCCTCCGGTTCCGCCAGGGCAAGCGCAAGCGGCTGGTAGACATGCCGGTTACGAAGTCGCTGAAGGCTCTTCTCGATGCGGAGCCGCGCAGGACGGCCACCATCCTTTCCCACAACGGCAAGCCGTGGACGGTGAGCGACAAGGGACAGGCGGTCAACTTCGACCACCACTGGCGATCGACGGTGGTCGCGGCCGGTCTGAACGGGCTGCATTTCCACGACCTGCGCGGAACCACCTGCACGGCGCTGGCCGAGGCTGGCGCGACGCCGTCAGAGATCGCAGCGATGCTCGGCTGGACCGTGACGACCGTCAACCGGATGCTCGACACCTATCAGGCGATGACCGCTGCCCTGAGCGATAGTGCCGTTGCCAAACTGGAGGCGCGCGCCGCCCAAGCCGTTCCGCAAATCGCTGAGAAAACCGCAGAAACGCGTTGTGGATAACTGGACGTTTCCGCAATCATTCGGAGCAACTTCAATGACCTATAACGGTTTTTGGTACCGTCATACGCAGGTTCGAATCCTGCCGCCCCAGCCATCTGCCTGAAATCCCAGCCAATTGGCTGCTAAGTGTTTGAAGATGCTGGCTGACTATCAGGGGCGGCCGTTGGCACCTGCACAATTGTGCATCGGATTGTGCCAATGCGCTGGCCGGGAAGGCCGCGGTTTTGGACTGTCTTCAACATGTATATCGGCGCGGACACATTTTCTGGTGGCGCCGAATTCATCGTTTATTGGATAATGGCACCCTAGATATTCGGCTGTCGCTGCGGACCACCGACCGGAAGGCAGCGCGCAACATGGGGGCGGCGCTCACGGCGGTGACGCCGAGGGTGCTGGAGATGCTCGACAGGCGGGCCAGGCAGAAGACCGATATCACCGAGCAGGAGCTCCAGGCGATCGCCAAGGCGATGTACGAGGAGCGTCTGGCGGAGGTCTGCACCCTGCAGCGATCGACGCCGTACGATGTCGAGGACCACTCGGCCGCCAATCTGGCGTTCGTCGACTATTTCGAGCGCCTGAAAAACCAGGGCGGTCGCATGTCCTTCCTGCCGGCCGAAGAGCGGAAGTTGCAGGCGGAGGGCTGGAGCGCGCAGCGGATCGCCGACCTGCGCACGATCATCGCCATGCGGGAGGAGCAAGGGATCGACCCGATCCGGCAGGACGAGATCGATCGCCATCTTGCCGCCGCCGGTTTCGCGATCGATGACCGGCTGCGCTGGATGCTGGAACTCGCCCTCTACCCGGCGTACCGCGATGTCTATGCCGCCGCAGAGGCGCAACTGCGAGGTGCGGCCACGCCCAGGGCGGTGGCGCCTGGCAGTTCGGCCACGCCTACACCCGCGCAGCCGTCGCCTTCGCCCGTCGCTGGCGTTCATCCTGCGCCGGTCGGTACGGCTCCAGGGGTGCCAGAGGACTGGCTGCATTGCACCCCCGTCGAGGTGGCGGAACGAATGATCGCCACAACGCCCCGCCTGCTGGAGCATCGCAAGGGCGGCAAGCGTGAGAAGGACAGCGTCGGCGAACAGACTTTGCGCCAGATCCGCTGGGCCGCCGTGCTGCTGCAGAAGTCGTTGCCGTCCGGCACGCCGATGTGGCGGGTTACCAAGGCGGACATCGTCAAGCTCGACAAATGGTTCGATCAGCTCTCCGTCAATTATGGCAAGGCGGCTGGCGACCACGACCTCGGGCAGAGCCTGGAACAGGCGGCAGTCGTGTTCGCCGATCGGGTCGAGACGGGCGATGTGCCCATCGATCAGATCGGCTTGTCCACCGGCACCGCCAACAAGCATTTCAACAAGCTGGGCCAGATCCACAGCTTCACGCGCAAGGCGGTGCCCATCGCCGAACCGATCGACTTCGGTGAGTTCACGGCCCCGATCGACAAAGACGAACGCGAGGCGCGGCTGCGCTATACACGTGAGCAGGGCGAGGCGATCTTCCGCCTGCCGCCTTGGACCGGCTGCGTCGGCGTCGAGGAGCGACTGAAGCCCGGCTCCAAGGTCATCCACGATGGCCTGTACTACCTGCTGCTGCTCGTCTGGTACACCGGCGCGCGGCGCGAGGAATTGGCGAAGCTCATGCTCGACGATGTCGAGGAGCGGCATGGCATCGACTATCTGCTGATCCGCCCCACCATCACCGGGCGGATCAAGAACAAGTCCGCCCGGCGCGTGATCGTCATTGCCGACGAACTGATCCGGCTCGGCTTCCTGCGCTATGTCGAGGCAATGCGCGCGGCGGGGGAGCAACTGCTGTTCCCCGCATTCGTGCCCGGCGGCGATACCAAGCGGAAGCTGGGCGACGTCTTCTACAAGCTGTGGTGGATCTATATCGCGCCGAGCGTGCCCGACCGGAAGCGCGGTCAGGCGATGCACTCCGCCCGCCATACCGTGTCGGACGAGTTGAAGGACCAGGAGGTCTTCATCGAGTTCCGCAACGATTTGCCCGGCCACAAGGGGACCGGTGGCGAGGGCATGACCCGCTATCCGGGGCGCGCCTCGCTCGAGAAGCTCAAGGCCACGGTGGCGAAGATCCCGATCGTGACCGGCCATCTGTCCGACCAGCGGACCATCTGCCTGCACCGATGCCGCACCGTGCGAGTCCATCCCGAAGAGCACGCTGTCCAACCACCTGAAGTTGCTGCGCGGGGCGGGGCTGATCGAGACGACACAGGCCGGGCGCGAGATGATCAACACGCTGCGCCGCGCCGAATTCGACCGGCGCTTTCCCGGCCTGCTCGACGCGGTGCTCGCCAACCGACCGGCCTGATTATCCGCCGATCGCATTGA